GTTTGTTGCATTTTACCTGTGCTCTCAACATCACCTTTTGAAACAAACTCAGCTTCAAGACGGTCCATCGCAATATTTTTAGCATCATCGGCACCAACACCTTTTGCTAAGTCTGCTGGTATTTCGCCTTCGGCATTCGCATTAAAAATTGCTCTTTGAATAAAATCAGATCTAGCATCAGACATATTTTGACCAGCTTCAATCGCATTATCAATTTGCTCAGCGGCAGCAGGAGTAACACCAACACCGTCTAACTGTTGGACATTCGATGCTACTTGACTACCAAAAGCAAGTGCTGCCATAACAGTAATCGGCACAGCAGCTTTCCTAGCAGCACTTTTAATTGCATCAAGCACACTTTGTTCAAGAATAAGTTGTTGCTCTTGGGTCAATCCAAGTTGCATTTCCACAATCACTTCTGAGATTGTCTGTTTTACAATCCGAAGCTCTACTTCTTCACGAATGATTTGTTTTAATCTATTTTCTTTAATTATCAAAATAAATACCTCGCAATAAATAGTAAAAAATTATTTAAAATAGCTTGCTAAGTTTTATCGTTAAGGTCTACTTGCAAGAATTTTAGGTATTCTGGCGGCAGCTTATCGTAATAGTTAGTTCTTCTAAGTGTTCTGTGTCCCTTGGATAAAACTTTCTTGTCTGCAATGTTTATCATGAAAAAGGGTGCTCGTGAACGAGGATTGTATCCTTCAACAGAAACTTTGTCGTTTGGATTAAAGCATATGTTCTTATATTGTTTTAGCCCTTTTTTCTTTAAAACTTTGTTAACAAATATTTGAAACTTTTTAGTTTGTGAAGCTGGCACATTATCTTTAATTATTAACAAAGCACTTTCGTAATCAGAGTTGTGAAACTCATCAATTAGCACATCTAAATTTTTTGTTTTACTAACAGTGGCTATCATCAATTTATTAGCATCAAGTTCTGGTTTTGCAAACGGGCAAACAGCCTTATTGTTAAACTCTTGTCGTTTTTCAGATAATACATTGTTAATATAATCTTTTGCTTCTTCGCTCATAATACTCCTTATACTGCCGATAACATGTCAAGCAGCAGATAGTTTTCTGTATCTATAAACTTGGCTTGTCTTTTTCTTTCGTCAAAAATAGATTTTGGCATTGAACCAACATCTTCATATCCAGATACATCTACTTTGTAAAGTTCAATGTCATACTCAAGAAGCATTTTAATAATCCTTCTTTCTTTCTTCGCTGCATCGGGGTCGAGTGCGATGTAGATTGGGGTGTCATTTCGTACAATCTTTCGTAATAAGTCGGACCCTGACCGTAGGGTTGAACCCAATATAGGAACAGCATTTCCGGCGACCAGTGCATCAAAAACTCCTTCGACCAATACTAGGTCTTTATTCCAGTCGATATATAGTTCATTAAAAGTAATATTTTTTGAGGCTCTTGGATTTTTATATTTGTAAGAATCACCATTATATGATCTAGCAATAAAGTAACTACAATCACCATCTTCATCAAACGATGGTACAATAATTCTATTTCGATATTCGCCACTAAAACAATAACCTATTTTCCACTTTAGTATATCAGCTTTAGTCACACCTCTTTTCAAAAGATAATTAAAAGCATAGATAGATGTAGCTGGTAGATTATCGGTAGCCAAGCTTATAAATTCATCCGGCAATTCTAATTTTTGTACGATTTCTTCAGGCTCTGATTCCATAAAGAGATCAGCGAATCTTTCCAAATCTTGACGCCCGAATAATTGGTCCCACGAAGCAAGTTGGTTATGGTTGCCAAACCGACGCACAATACGCCTAATATTACGGCCCCTATAATCACAAATCCAACATTTATAAACATTCTTATTAATATTGACAGAAAACTTATTTTTGTGATGATTGCAGACCGGACAACTGAAAAGTAATTCGCTACCTTTATCAACGGATCTTCCAAGAACTCCCTGTAATATTTTTTTAGCTTCTGCATTTTTCATTCGTCACCTATAATAGTATAGTAACCGTCTCTTATTGGAATTGGCCCTAAACTACTTTGTTTAAAAAAGAAAGCATGGACTGTATCGCTATTTGGTTCAACTCTTACTACTATACCACAATCCTCTACCTCAGTAAATTTAAAATTAATTTGCTTTGGCGGAGGAACAGGACTATAAATAGTTCTCTTAATTAAGTCTCCAACTCTCACTTTGCGATCAGGCACTTTTCATTCTCCCGATATCGGAACAGTGCCAACTCTTTGTGTTTAGCTTCAATCATAATATCAAACTCATGACCATAGTTGTTCAAGGTATTATACACCAAGTCAGAGTGTGCTTGTGGCTTAATCTTAGGATTGTTATGTTCAAGGCAGCGGGACTCTGAATAGTGTACAACAGGCTTGATGTCACCCCAAGTAGACAATGCAAGTTCTAGTGCTTCCTGCTCAGTTTGCCCACCGGTGTGAAGCATATGATGATGATAATCAAATACAATCGGAATACCAATTCGCTTGTAAACTCCTTCATAAAGTTCCTGAGTTGAATACAAAGATTCCTTATCATCATTCTCAACAGTCAAGCGAGAGCGAACACACTCAGGCAACCGTTCAAAGTTTCTACAAAAGTTATCGAGTGCGAATGGTTTATCACCATAAGCAGCACCCACATGAATGTTAAGTTTTGCATACGGAGTACGAGGAAGACCAATTAGGTCAAATAACTCACCATGGATAGATAAATCAGTTTTTGTAAGCTCAAATACTCGCTCCTTTGGTGATGCAAGCTTGTTAAATGGCCCCGGATGTGCCGTAAGTCGCATATCATGTTTGCGAGCAAAGTTACCAGCTTTCAATGCTGCAGCATGAATTGCACCGAAATTAGGCATGCTTTCCAAACTATACTCTGAAGCCCACGGTATAATGTCTGATGACAGTCGGTAAAAGTAAATATCGTGCTGTAAATTCCACTCTAGAATTGTGTACAGGTCACGAAGATTTTGTAATGCTAATTCAGATGCATAATCAATGCCGCGGTCGTCGAATGTTCTTCTAATCATACTACGGTTTGTCGTAATCCGTTGCTTCTTTGGCAGCGATGAAAAGCCCATATTAATGCAGGCATAACCCAAGTGATTCATAATAACCTCCAAACATAATGTAACAGGTAGTGCTTAAGAAGTCAACTACTTTTATTCTTCACTTCTGTATTTTAACAAAAGCACAGATGATGGTAGTTCTTCTATTACACCCGTGTTAAGCCACAAAACAACAACTCTATCTTGATTTTCTAAATTATATAATGTACTAAATGTCCAAGCATCCTCTTCGATACTTAAAACTAACCCTGTCCAATATTTTCTCTCAGCCGGTACTATTAGTTCGCTTTCTATAACGATATCAGCAATCTTAAATTTTGAAAGTTGTTCTTGTTCACTCACATATTAACTAGGAAGCACTTTTCAAATTATAGCCCGCCTTTGCAATCACAATTGCATCGGCACGATCATATGACTCTGGTCTTGGATTGCCATGTTTTGTATATTCAATGTTAAATGCAGGCTCAGTCTCAAGTAAATGCTCAAGCACTACTTGTTTAGCTTTCTTTCCACGGGGAACTTTAATGCCAATTTCTTTCCTAGCTGAGGTGGCACCAATATATTCTGGTCTTATCTCAAATATTTCAAACAACAACCAAGATACAATACCATTGAATCTTTGCAGAGCTGCCATAGTCTTACCAGACGAGCCTCCAGAGTTAAAAAATGTAAATGGCTGTTCAACATAAATATATTCAATGGGAAACTTAGCATCTCCAAATCCAGCCGAAGAACTATCGTCATTATTAAGCTGATACATTTCGTATAAATCTAATATCTTTTCTTTAATCGCTATTGTTTTATCAAATACATTTTTATGCTTTCGTAAGTCAATAGAATCGTAATAAACAAGTTGTTCATCTGCAACTACCGCAAACCCTGTAATGCTGGTCGAAACATCCACACCTAAAATCATTTATACCTCGTATTGTTTCCAAGAGTGTTTTTTACGATCCGGCAAGTAGCCAAGGTCACCTTGGTGATTGTAGCATTCCTGCTCAAAACGAATTAAGAAGTATGCTAAGTGCTTATCTTTATATTTTATCATACCTTTTATAAAATCGTAAGCATATAAAATATAAAATCCAACAACAAATAGTTCCTTTTGTTGTTCAAAATGAATCATTTCGTGATTCATAGTGTATTCATCTACTTCTTCTGATAAGATAATAAAAGGAAATATAGTTATAGCATATACACTAATAAAAACTGACAACATTTTAGTGATAAATTTAGATGTAATTATAATTGGCATTATATGTCCAACTTTAATTTAAATGTAAAATCTTCATCTTCTTTTTTCAACACCGGACTTGATAAAGTAGCAATACCCATTAAGTTTTTGTTTTCGTCATATATTCCAATTCTTGAAATATATACTTGTCTCTCAAATGATTCGTTGTGTGTTGCAAAGCTAGACGAATTAATATTTTTAATTCTTCTATTAGGATTTTCTTCATAAATGGCTGAAGAAGATCTCAAAAGATAACTTTGGCCTCTTTCAATAAATGATGGATTGTTAGAATAATTTACTTGGCCGCGGCCGGCTTTAGCAAACATTGTGTATACTTGTGTTTCCGTGTGACCTTCAAATTTGATTCCAAAAGATGCAGAACCAAAATGTTGAGTAAATGTATCAGGATTAGTTCCATCGTTCCCGCCAATACCAAAGTATATCCATTTCGGGCTTACATTACCCCCTGCTGGTGTTCCATCAATTAATGGAAGTGATGATGCTGGGTCAACATCCCAAGAGCCTGTAAGCATGATAACACCCTCGTTATAAAGCACAACTCCAGCAACCAAGCCATTTCCGGTTGAGTTTGAACTGCTGACTTCTATTAACTCTCCATTTTCTTTTGTGTCTCTCAGTTCAGCAGCAACGGTTCCACTAACATACCATTTGAGACTTACTGAACCGGGATTTATTTTGCTTCCATAAAATATAGATGGAATGTAAAGTGTGTTAATCGTTTGCTCGGCTTTATTCCAGCCGGAGCCTAAATTAGAAGTTACACTGTAATGTTCACTAAATCGTGCATTTGCATTTAAAACATTTTTAAGTGCATAAAAGTGTCTATATTTTGGCTGGCCAGCATTAGGTATTACACCTCCAGTTTCAGTGTTAACTGTTGACTCTCTCATGCCGGCTTGTGGAGACATTAACTCCCTAGATATTGAAGCAGTCATAGGATAAGAGCCATTTATCCTATCACCGTATTGAAACTCAGTTGATGCTCTTGTTGAGCTTACGGTCTTAAACGAAGCACCAGAAGATTGTTTTACGATGTAAGGAAAACTAAAATTATTTGAACCTGTCAGTCGATCAATGTTATATTCATATAAGCTAACACCGCCGCTGAAGCTGCTGCTGATTCCCAATATGTTATTAGAAAACGAGCCAGATTCATGCCTGTTGTTATTGAAATAAATCTTGCCATTGTAAACAAAAAAATCAACAACAGGATATGTCCTCATTGTATTGAGGAGAATATCGCTTTTACCGAACTTACGGTAAGACATATTAGTAGTCCAATCGAACTCTAATTGTCAGCTCGTTCTGTGGTGTCTTCTTGAGAGGTTCGGAAAGTTTTGCTACAGCCAACAATTCATTTCTGGTGTTATATAAACCAACTGTAGACACATAAGCGACTGGTAAATCATCTGCAGTATTTTTTACTTGTATTTGGCTTGCACTTGTATATGTTGGGTTTGTGCTGTAGTTAAACTTATTAACAGGTAATCTACAGAAGTAAATTGTAGAGTTGATTTCTGTGGAGTTGTTAAACGATATGTCAGCGATTCTGTGTCTAATAGCATCACATGAAGCACTAATGGAAGAGCCAGTCATTGCTTGGGAGTATGTTTGATTCCCGGCACCGTCGGCGGCTAGTATAAAAGATGCACTTACATCATCAAATACAGAACCAGTTATAACAGCGATACCGGCTTGATAGAATACTGCTCCAACCGCCAAGTGATTATCTTCGGCACCCGCTGGACCATGAGTCTTCCCATTCAGAAGATTGGTTACAAATGGATTACTACCAGAGGAGACATATAATACACCATATTCACCACCAAGATGTGTAGATGTACCGCCGTCGGTACTAGCTGACAAATCTTGAATTTTGAGTCTTGCATCGCAGTCGTTGTTTGCAAATGGGCTGGCATGCGAGCCAGTCCCAAGAGTGATAGAAAAAGAACCTTTCTTAATCTGATCTTTTGTTACAAGTCGCGAAAACGGAATAACAAACACTTCTTTCATTTGGTTGTCATTATCGCTAATGATTGTATCAGATTCAAAGACTTCAACTGTGTTTAAATTAGAATCTTCAAAACCAAGAAGAACTTGAGCAAATTGTGTATATGTATTAATTTTCTTAGTTTTTTGGGTGCTGTCAGTTCCCGCGACAAATGCGGTACCGGACGAAGTTAAAAAAGAAGCAGAATGTAAACTAACTGTTAAGTCAAATATGTGGTTTGCAGAAGAACTAAGGAATGGATAATCATAAACCGATTGGAACATACCATGAGTATAATTTTTAATGTTGAAGGATGTGCCATCTGGACTGTCGTATGTACCACTTACAATAGTTCCGGTTAATGGAATAACTTCGTGTAAGATAGTTTTTGTAGTTGTTGTGTCAGTGTTGACATCAAGTGGCTCGTAAGTTGTTGGCATTCAAAATCTCCGTTATTTTATGAGTTTGTAATAATTCTAATTGGAAGTGTTATAGTGGTTCCTGTTGAGGCACCACGAACATAAACATTTGTATCAATAAAATCATATAGTTGGGATCCACCGTTCTGAGTTCTGTTGACAGAACCAAATTCCAAATATGTTTGTTCCGTCAAGGAATCATTTACTGTAAAGTTAAGAGCACAGTGGGAGCCCCTTGGCCCTCTTATGGCTGATATATTGGCGGTGTTGTCGTCACCAGTGCTAGGACTATATATTTGTGTGATAAATCCTTCTACAGTGACGGTGCTATAATTTTCAAGTGTATTGTCTTCGCTGCCGTTCTTAAATGAGATGTCTTGCGGGACAAAACCGCCGCCAGACTCCACCGTTCTAAATCCTGTATTGGTGGAAAATCCAACTTGTGAAATAAACCTATTATCAAAACTAACATCAAAATTATTATCTAATAATCCGTTACTAATAATAAGCTCAGATTGTTTCGCTGCTGTTCCTTTCACGGCTGTGGTGTCTATGCCCGTTTCAATTAAAATAAATGGACTGAGGGATGTGCCTTGCACAAGAGCAATATTATCGCCGGACGAAAAGTCTTCTTTAAGTAGTTCTCTAGTGGTCTTGCCGGCTGGTGTGGTATTATTAATAGACAAGTAAATTACACCCGTAGAGGCAATAAATGCATTGCTCCCGCCGATGCTCTTATCATTTAAGGCGATAGAGGGCAAGTAAAACAAGTTTTGATTGGCAAATGTTGTTAGACCATAATTAATACTAGCATTAGTTTGGGTGAATGCTTCCAACACGGGAGTTTGAAGAATTTCTAGATCATAATAAGCTGATCCAGATGGATGATTTTTGTTGTAAAGTTGATAATCTATTTCATCATCTCCAATTGCGAACTTAGAGATTTTAAAATCTCCTTGTGCCATTCTTTTTCTTCCCACATCGGTTAGCACTGCATCAAGTATGATGTCTCCCGAATTATCCAAAAATGCCATTTTATTACCTCTTCTTATAAATAGTATCGATTTTTAGTTATTCATCCAAATTTACATCAGGATTATTATAAGTAACATTTAAATCGATTTTTTTACCAGTTTTCCTAGATGTTAATCTTATTTTAAAAGTTTTGTTCCAAATTTTTAAGCCGGCTGGTACGGTACCAACTTTGATTTTGTCTATTTGTGATATTCCAGTTTTTGTATAATCAACCTCAGAATCATCAAAATTTATTTGATCTAGTTGCGGACTAATTTGCATAACACGACTCATTGTTTCTGAAATGTTTTTATATACTTCACTTAGTAATTCGCTTTCATTAACAACATCAAATGTTGCATATTTATATCCACCGTCATTTATTAATTCCGCTTCAATAATTTGGCTTACATGTCCTTGCACACCAAGCTCGTTTCTTGTTTTAAACAAGTAATAATATTTCTGATTTGATTTCACTATATCACTGTACTGGCAAAAATTGTATGCATAGTTGTGATTTATTATTTTTTTATCAATGGTTGTTATAAGATTATCTTTAAAATCATCATAGGATTTTGGTTTTTTATCTATGCGATAAACATCAATAAATCTAGCTGGAGACACAGATTCTTTTTCCAACTTACTTACTTCTGTAAGATCGTTTGACTGCAAGTACGAGTCTTTAAAAATTAATTCACTGTCGGTCGTTATTTTCGTATACAGTTCAGGACTAAAAGTTTGATAAGTCAAATTAAATATTAGTTTATTGTCACTTTTTAGCTGATACATTGGATCAACATTTACTCTGTTGGGAAGGTGATCGGAGATAGTAATCAATTTTGTTTGAATCGGTACTTCAACCAACTTTAAAGACGGCTGAACCGTTGTGACAAAATTTGCCAAATAAGGAGGTAATACTCCATCAACACCGGGAACAAGTGAGTTTTTTATTCTCACCGTATCTTCTTTAGCGATAGATGAGACAACACCTGTATCCTCCACTTCGCCGACAGCCTGATCTAAAAGATCTCTAACAGATAATTGTGTTGATGGATCGAAGTATTCTACACAATATCCTTTTATTGGATTGTCAGTAGATACACCTGAACCATCAATTCCGGTGGCGGCATCTGTGTCTGAACTAATAGAATTGTCCTCCCTTGCTGTTCCAATTATTTTTGTCAATTGCAAGTCGGAAAATTTATACTTGTAACCTTTAATGATGTAATATGCATAAATTTTGTAAGTGTATTGGATTCCATATTTAGTTTGAGAGTCAGTAAGATTAAGTTCGTCTAACTCGTCTGAATTAAAAATCCAAAAATTTTGTATTACATTTTGTGTATTTGAATCGCCTGTTACGGGGCCGGATATTTTTTCAACTCTATATGCCAACACCTCATTATAGTTAGACTCTGGGGAAAGAGTATTCAAGTCGCGAAACTCAAAATCTTTGGTTTCATTTTGGACATTCATAATTGTGTTTAAATCGTTAATGTAAAATGCAAAATTTATTCCGGCGAAGGTTGAAATAGTTCTGTTTAAGACAGATAAAATATTTCTTGTATTATATGCTCTATATGTGCCTTTACTATCATATGCCGCTTTAGATTCAACATTTTGCTCATCAATTACAGTAAAGTCATTTTGTTCATTTTTAATTTGATTGTGAGAATACAAAAGCATCTCTACAAAATCAATTCCTTTAAATTGCTGAGTGTCAGTGGTAACTTGCAGAGTGTCTATTTTACTATCAATTTTAGAAGTCATAGATTGTTGATTAACAACAAAATTTATTTCTTCCAATTCAGGGGCTGCTTCTGTTTGCTGTAAAAACACCTCTTTCAAAGTTTTTAAAAAATTAGTGGAATATTTTTCAGATTTTATAATTTCTGAGTATATCGCACTTTTTTCAGTGTCAACAGAAATTTTAGCATAATACGGTAGTAAGTTACTTAGTGTTTGAGCAGGTGTATCTGGCTTTAATAATTCACGGATTGAGTTACTGTTGAATATTAGATTTGTTTGCCTTTTTTCAAACTCAGAAGATTGTGTCGGCCCTGAATTTAAAATATTTTCTCTGACATTGAGTAAATATTGTTCAGTATTTTCATTAAAAAGTTTTATTGGTTCTTCTGTTGAGGAAAATCCATAGTGTGATTTAGTGTGGACATCAATTGAAAAGTTTAATGAATACATGTTTAATAAATACCAATTTATATTTTGCTTTTCAGAGCTTAGTGATCTGACAAAGTCTTGATATAATTGATTATAAGTATTATATTCATATGAAACTTGTGTATATCTATCAACTGCTGAGCCATTTTTTAAAGTTTTAAAATCAATTTTATCATACGGCATGTTAATCGTTGTATAGTGTGAATCAAATGACTCAGTTGAGTATATTGGTTCAATATTCTGGCCGTTAAATTGACCACCAGTGAATAATTTTTCCCAATATTTATTTCCAACAACGGGATCTTGCAAAAATTCATTTCTAGGATCGCCCTCAACTTGACAAACAAATTTTACGGAAGGTAATATTGTATCTTGACTTGCAACACCCTTGTTTTGTATTAAGCTAGCACCAGAGCTAGATTCGCTGCGATCCATGCCAGATTGGACAAACTCAATATTACTGTTGATTCTTTCGCCCTTGTAAGAATTAATAGAATATATTTGTGGATTAATATTATCAAAGTATAGAAATTTTTTAAAATTTGGTGGTACTTTTAATTGTTGTGCATCATCTATAGAATTAAAAAAATATCCACCAACTGAGTTTCTAAACAGATCATTAGAGCCGGAAAATAAATTGACATCAACTAGACTAGTAAATTTACCACCATATTCTTGTGTTGGATATTGTGATATTGAGTCAATATAAATTTGAATTTGTTCTAAATCGACACTCATTAATATGATACTCCGGTTGGGACGGAAACAGTAGTTGCTGATGTATTTGGACTCGATGATTCTAGGCTTGCTCTTGTGCTTGAAACTTCATCTTGAGTTATTTCCTGCAACAGATTATCTGTTAATTCTAACTTATTAGTTGTTTTTATGATGTCTTTTGATGTTAGGATTCCAGATGCTATGTCCAAAGCAAGTTTGTCAACATCTTGTGTCATTCTAGCATATGCCTCATTAAAAGGGGCCAGAACAACATTGCTTGTTGTTAATTCTTCATATCCAAACTTACCTCTAAGTGCAAGATATTCAGAATTATTGTAAGCTTCACTTCCATACGGCTCATAAGATATATAATTGGTAGGCAATGATGTGTCTTCACTCTGCTCGCCAAAATCAAATGTTGCATTAAAAGATGGATCATTTAATGCATCGTTAGCTGTGTGTGCAAACACAGGGACCAATTCAGTGGTTGTGTAACCGCTGCTAAGTTTACGGGACTGCTCCATTAAAACTAAGACAAGCCCAATACTATTATTTAAAGTGCTTGAGTAAATTGCATATTGTTCCTCACTTATACCGCCGTCACCGGTAAATTGTTGGCCAATTAGACCAGAATTGTAAAGTGAACTCACAAATGAGTCAGTATCTATAACTTGCCCGTCAGTTTCAATTGATGTTCCTAATAATAATTGTGTATTATCACCAGAGGAGACTATTTTGGTTAAATCTTCTACTTCTAGTTTGTTTTCATCAGTAAAATCAATAATTTTGTCTATATGTGTGCTATCTTGCTCGTCAATTTTTAATAATATATTTTCAAGAGTTGGCATTTATTATCTCCCAAATTTTTCGTAGTACTTATTTCTACCAAAATACTCTGAACTTTGATTCATAATATTTAAACCAGAGAGTATTTGAGATGGATCAACGGGTGCAAAAAAATCTCTAGCATCTTGCAAATCATTAATATTTGCTGCAGACACTTTAGCAGCATCAAGTTCATAAATAGGATCATTAGCTAAATCAAATCCGCTTGGCTTGATTAGGTCGTTACTTACATTATCTAATTCTTTTTGAGCTATAATGCTTGGATTTGACAAATCGATTTGAGGGTTATTATCTTCTAGTAAAGAGAAATCTTTTTTTAAACCACTAATGCCCACATTCATCTGAATTAAAGTTTCAACAGAGATTGCTTCTATATCTGTTGTCGTGGAGTGAGTGGTGGGTCTGGCAGACGATGGTGTGCCAGACATATGCTGGACAGCTAGTGCAGCATTTTGTACATTGAATAATGTTGGATCGGTATTTTTATTAACAATTTTATCGCCTAATATAAACTTGTTTTTATTTTTTGTATAAAGCTTTGGCTGTTTTTTAATTTGTGAAACCTGAAAAGGTATTTTAAACATCGTTTTATGCCTCCATAATAATTATTAATTTATCCTGTTGGTCCAAGAACATCAGAATAGTCGCCAATATGATCTAATATTGGTCTTTGAATAGCTTGTTGAACCTGAATTGTTTGTATATTTGAGTATGATTTAAAATCGTCAGATGCAGTCGAAATTAAAGATTTCAATTCATTATTAAAATTAACGAATACATTATTAACTGATATCAAACGATCCAAAGTTCCTGTTTCGGGTCTTATGCTGCTTAACATTTTTTCACCAAATTCAACCATTTGTACATAGTCTCCTTCAAAACTATTGGTGAAGATATTCAAATATAGAACATATACTGAGACCATCTGCGACCAAGGGTTTAAAGTATTTGGATATTTTTCTTTAATTGCAGATACAAAAAAATCATTAAACGTTTTGTTAAATTCGTTATATGAGCATTGCTCCAATGCCACATCGTAATAATTGTTTTTAAAATTATTGTAAAGATCCTCAAACTTAGCAGCAATTGCAATCAATGAGTCATGTGAATCATCTATTATTTTAATTTCGTATACTTGATAGTCTATTGTATGACCATCTTTTCGCTCGGAATTGGGTGAAAAGTCACTGGGATCGACTGTGGTAGGAACTCTATTAAATTGATCATCATCAATAAAAAATTGATATTGATACATGTTTAGTCTATAATCATCTTTCCATGTTTGGCCCTCTCTCAAAAGCCCATTATTGAAATCAGTAAAGTTAAAATTTCTTTGTGTAATTTTTGAAAATGTATCAACGAATGAAGATTCTACATCAGTCTCGGAAGCAATTACGGAAGTATCAGCCGTTAAAGCCGTGGTGGGTAAGCCAGTGGCAGCCGCAGATTCGTACCCAGCACTAATTGGTGTGCCGGTGGCAGTGGCTACCGCGGTTGCAGTTGGCAAAGAATCTAAATTAAAAAATTGTTCAGATGTTATTGCTTTTGAAATAGGTGCTTTTGGAAATGCATGTAAATCTCCATTTGAATTTAGACTAGTATGAAATTTAAAGGTTTTATATTCAACTGGATCTTGTGGTTCTGCACTAAAACTTTGGATATCTCGATCTAATAGCATATTTAAATTGTGAGTTAAATTAATAAGTCTAACCTTATCAACCTTAATGGATGCATTTGTAAGTTCCTTGCCGGTTGAAGTAAAGTCAATTAATCTTCCAACATCCATATACCTTGATAAAAATGATCGCCGTCTAACAAACTTTTCATAATCAAAGAAAAAATATCCTGATTTTTGAATTATAATGTCTGTCTCTGCCAGTTTATCAAATAATCTAGTATCATAAACAATAGCTTCATATCCAACTGCCTCTTCAAGCGCATTTTCAATTAAATTTTCAATTTGTGTTTTTTCTGACATCAACCCTTCGCTCATTGCTTCTAGCATGCCACCACTCAAATCAATTTTATGATACCATAACGAACCACCATTAGCATAGCTTGGGCTAAACTTCTGTTGTAGTTTTGGATATTTACCGTATATTATTCCCTTATTATTGGTGTCACTTGTTTTTATTAATTTAGCTTGTGGTATGCATTGCTCCCTAATGAGATCAGAGGGCGGATCCCCACTGATAGTTGCAGGAGTTGCTAAAAAGGCTGTATAGCCAGCAGAGCTAATTGTTTCTTCTACGGCTACCTTTAATTTTTTTCTCAATGTAACAAATATTGCCTTTGCTCTAAGATCTCTGGAACTTTCCTGTAGTAGCTGTTGATAAAGGTTCGTATTAAGTATTTTGTCAATTTCTTCATCTATAATTTGTTCAATGTTATTAAAAATTTGATCTTTTATTTTAAATATATTATAGGCGAGTCCTTCGTTATCATCGGGGCCAAGAGTACCGTCTAAAAGTTTGCCATTGCCAGTCAAATGATTTTCAATTGCATTTTTTAAATTTACACGAAAGTCTTGTTTGACTTGTTCGTTATCTTTAACTGCAATTCCAGAAACAAACTCTTCTGCATTAGCTGTGCCAAACACACCATATGTATTACTATAAACAAATTCAGAAAAACTATACGGGTCATCATATGTTTTAACCAAAGTATCAAAAACACGAAACTCCTTAGCAACATCATTTGCTTGTGAAATATGAGCCGCTCTATCTGAACCTATTGTTGGCAAAGTGTCATTCCGGCCGGAGACTGTTTTTGGGAAAATAAGTTGTATTTTGGCATTTAAATGGGCCATTCCGGTTAACTCGTGAATTTGTCTGACGGAAAGTTCTTCATATTTTGAGCCGCCCGTAACTGTGGGTGCGAGATTGCCGTCTTCGATATCATCATCTTCCCATGGACCTCTCATAAAAAAGTCCAAACTTTCATTGTTATACACTGTTTCAAAATATTCTGAAGCTTGCTTTGCGGCGGCGCCTGCTTCGGATTTCGTAATCTCATCTACATTTTCTATGGAAGATTCTTTTGCTAAGTAAAGTTTAGAATTTGTCGATTTCTGATTTATCCAGTTCCCACCAACAAGCTTCTTGACATTATCATCCTTCCCAGCCCAAAATTGACAAAATCCTTGAAACCACTCATCAGCCTCATCAATTTTAGATTCAAGAGTGTCATTAGTAATATCTCCCAATGAACCCAGTATGGCATCCTTTGCTACTTTTTTTATTTCTTGTTTTATGGTAGCAATCCTAGTCAAAACTTGTTGCTTTCTTTCGGCAGATGTCACTGGTATTTCGGCTCTACCGGGCCAATTCATAGCATCGTTTATTGGTACATATTTGGCAGCATTAGAGTGTATTTTGTTCATGTAGATATAATTTTCGTCCACATTTCTACCATCGACCACTTCAAGATCATTATTTTCGTCATAAGATGTGGTAAACTCTAAATTAACAACATCTCTTAAGTCTAAAATTTTAAAATTTCTAAAAATTCTTTTTACTACTTCTTCTTCTCCTTGTAGCCCAACATTAAAATTATTGATGGAAATTCTAATTTCATCATACATTCTGCCAATGTTGTTGTTAGGACTTTTGCTTGGAGATAGATTATTACTCTTTTGCAAATTTGGAAGTAATTCAGTAGAATCAGAATATTTTTGTCTTACAAATAAAATATTGTCAATTTGTCTTTTTAAAGATTTGTCGTTATTTATAAACTTACTATATTTTGTTATTATCGGATCAAGAGATTTATCCAAATCTAATTTTGTTATTGAGTCAGTTTTATAAAATTTAGAGTTTAGTGCCATTAAAGGCATATTCGTGTAAACTAAACTTTGTGAATCGATAAAAACAGGATCACCAAACTTTGCAACTTTGCCACCTATTACAATGTCTTCGTAGCTTATGTCACCAAAATTTAATGCAAACATTGCTTTTGATTGCAGAGATATATCATGAATACTACGAGTTGAGAGGCATGCAAAAATTGAAACATTTTTAAGCCCTCTAAAATCTGGAATAATAAATTTGAAGGTCTGGTTACCAGTGACAAAAAATGGATTTCCATCATCATCGTAATCAGTTCTAAATTCGTAATCTGACACAACAGAAGAATAAGGAATAGAATATGCTTGAAATGCCGTCTTGTTTAAAAATTTACTAACAATTAAATCGTTTTCAAGAGCAGAAGATGGCAGTTCATACAATGATGAGTCTCCTGTATATCTGTTCACCGTATTTTGTATAGAATCCATAGCCAGTCTAAGATTAGAAATTTCTAACTTATCATCTTTTAGTGCTCGTATAAAATTTTGCTCCAAGTTACTTTCTTTTATTGCAATAATATTAAGATATAAAGATGGAACATTATCAGCACCATTTGTTAATAATGTATTAAAATATTCTTCTGGATTAAAGGAATCATCAGAATTAAATATCAAAGAAGCATTGACTTCAATTCTAGCCATATTTGAATAATTTATATCACCCAAGGTGCCGAGATCTGTAGCAGCGTCTCCTTCGATGATGGCTATGGTTGCAAGGCCACTATCTTTAGCATCCTCAACATCTTTGTCACTTGGAGAAACATTACTAATTTTTATACCATCAAATATTGGTGTTGGTAAAAATCTACCAAATAAGTCTGTCGTATCGCCGCTATAGGTTAATCTAGGCATATTTCTGGAACTACCTCACTACCATAAATATCATTGAAAAAGTTTTCTTCATCTTCTGTATTGCAATCAAAATCTAAATCAACATAATAGTTATTTTTATTAAATTCTCGCATTGCCTTGCACACTGTTTCTTGATCAGTATCTGCATCTTTTAAGATTGTAAAATAATATTCTACTGCATTATTACTAAATTGTATATCGTTATTGGGCGGTTCCTCCCCATCACTTTGTGTTTGATCAACAACTGGATTTGGCATAACCATCATACCATCAACAATTTGTTCTTTTTTGGATTCAAAATACTTTCTTGTCATGCTTTCACTTTCAAGTCCTTCTTCAAGGCAAAATACTTCGATATCAAAATTGTCATTTAATAACTCTGTGTTAATTTCCTCCAAATAAATAATTGGATCATCCATCACAAGTTGAACTACTTTGTTGTCCACAAAAACAGAAGATTGTACCAAAGAATCTCTAACCGAGTCTGGTATAATGCTAATGTCTTGAAGATCAACCAATTGCTTTGAATATGATGCAGATATGTTTATTTGTGGAATATCAATTGGAACTTTTGAGGTTCCAGTTTGTTGTCTTGCTGATGATGTTATACTACTTTGCAGCATAACAACTTTCCATGACGGTACCAGATTTGGTTGCTCACCATTTAACAAAGCATCTCCAATAGCATTATTATGTATGAAATTATCTAATCTTGGCTTTTCTGGCTCAAGTGGAACAGTGTCAATACTAATAATACCTAATCCAGTTTCATCAACTCTTGGTATTTTTTGCATTTTGCTTTCTATGTCTTCAAACAATACTAAGCTTTCCAAATAAGGTGTTTCGTCTTTAATTCTTGTATGGGCAGCGTTCTGTGACTCATTATTGTTTACATAATCGCCATCGTAAATAATATTATCGTCATAGAATGAATAATATACAGGCTTAAACTTGCCTGTTGAAAGTAAATGTTTGCCGTAACTTGTAAGTTCAATATCCATTACTCTTTCTTTTTTATCTAAAAATTTAGCCATAATATATTTCCTTACTTTTTATCATTTACTTTGTTGTTTTTTTTGTGGGTCTATTAAAATATTTTTTCTTTCGTTTAGATTTATCAAGTGTTTGATTAATTTTTCCAATGTTTTTACTCTGAATCTTAGATGATTTAATTTGTGTCCGGCCATCGCCGTCAAGATCTTGCCCAAAAAAGCCGTCGCCGTCGATGTCTTGTCCAAAAAAGCCGTCGCCGTTAATGTCTTGTCCAAGGATAGAAGGAGCACCCGCAGCTTGTCCATTGGGTGTTTGCGGTGGTTGTGTAATGAGATTTACAGGAGCTTGTTCATTATCTTTTTTATAGAGTAGATCAGCATCAAGTTTTACTGTTTCAATAATTGAAACATAATCATATGGCCAATTAAATCTAACTTTGTAGCCTTGTGTGTCGGCAGCTTGTCTTTGTGGGCCTAATAATTGTGGAGGTTTGATTGATTGATTAACCTGTTTGACAACTATGTCTTCATAAAGGGCTTGACTTCTTTGCTTAACCTTAAATACCATCCATCTCAAATTTGCATTATTGATAAGATTGTCTTCAGTAAGTAACTCAGTGTTGATTAATTCATGTGCTACAGCATCTTCAGCTAATGACACCCTACGGCTATCTCTTGGAGATAAGTTCTGCCAAATATACGACAAGTCATTTTTGTCAAGTTCATACTTAAAATCAAATATATACATTACCATTGGTTCGATTTCTGTATTATTAATAAAATCAAATTGAGGTGGTAACACAAATTGTTTCATTTTATTAACTTGATTTCTAATTGATTTACCAGCAGCGTCTAAAGAATTACCAATTGCTGAGCCGGCATTTTCTGATAAAGCAGCTTCATATCGCAATTGTGGAATAGAAATAAACTTCTTGCGGGGGTCGATTGAGGAATCTAAAGGAATTTCTACACCTGACTCGGTGGAAGGACTCACGATGAGTGGTGGAGCCTGTACTACATACGGTACCGCGACAACTGCCTCTCTAATTGTTTGTCTGTTTGCTAATTCACCAAGTCTAACACTTGAGTTTTCATTTGTGAATCCCATTAAATCGGCAAATGATTTATAACTTTGATGAATTGAAGGACCAACTAAACCATTAAAATCGTTATACACAGACGAACTTCCTACCACTTCATAATGATTTCTTAACCATGTCTGAGGTATTTCACCAATCTCTAAGAAAATACCTTTATTAGCATCTTCTGGTATTGTTCCAAATTGATGCCACATACCACGAGGTACAGATTCAGAACCAAAATTCTGTGGCAGTGTTAGTGTTCCTTCGTCTGCTGATATTGGTCTAGCACCGGTATCATGGAAGTTCATCATTGGAGTTTCAAACTTAGGTTGTATTACCCATCGTTTTGATACAATTTCATTTTCATCTTGTACCAACTGACCAAACTTGTCAAAAGTTGTTTTAGGAACATTCTCAACACCGAATAAGTTAATCGATGCATTTATTTGCATTGCATTACTATTGATGTTTTCGCCTGAGTATATTTCAAAGCCATCAACCGAATCATTGACACTATTGGTGTTGTCCGGCGAGAAGGTTGCAACCGGGTCGGCGGCGGGATATAATCTATCTTTTACAAGTGTTCTGAAACCAGAATATAGAGGATCACCTGTGGCGGTGCGGACCAAGCTATCGCCGGGATCAAATCTTCTGGGTACTATTTTTGTCTCTTTTAAAATTCTATTTAAGTCGTAGTTAACTGATGCTGTTGGAATAAACACAAAATCGACCCATGCCTCACCATCATAATATGGTGGAGTAAACGACCAATTAAATCCGTTGAGTGAATCTTTGGTTCCAAAATTAGCTGATCCCGTAGCAATTTCATTATAACTTTTAAGTGCAACTGTAGTAGGATAACTATCTGTGTACTTTCTACCCAAGATGGGTGGGCCAAAGGCTGTTGTTCTACTGTACATTGTAAAGTTTTTACTAAACTCGGGATTTTGAGTTGGATCTTGTGGTATTTCATAAGTGCCAGAAGCTGCGAGTGTCGAGGAACTAAGTGCAGGTGCTGCAACCCTTGCTGTGGAGCCCAGACCTTGGAAAAGGGGCATAGCTGTGCCAAATTTTATTTTATCAATTGCTTTAGCTCCAAAAACACCATAAAAGCCATTTGTTCCATCGGAACCACTTTCAAAATCATATGTTCTGCTTCCCGAATATGATGTTTTAAGTCTAAGTCGTGCCCCATATATTTCACCTTGTTCAAATTTAAAATCTGCGGTATTAACACCATTGGATTTCAGTTTTGTATATCCTCCACCATTAAGGAAGAATTTACCAACTTCAGCAAAATAATTTGAAGCCATAAGAGTATAAATATTGTCTGATGGTGCTCCGTTAATTGAAGCAGTTATGTCTTGGCCTGAAAAACTCATACTTGGGTGTGGTTCAATGTCAGGCAACTCAATACCTTGCATATGTGCTGCCGGATTAATAATCCCCTCGAATGGTATTCTTTTAGTCCAGAATGCACCAGATAAATAATTTTTTGCCTCCTGATCAGAGCCTATATCATCTAATATAGCAGCTCCGATTAGGAAGTTTCTATTAGTTAAATCTGTTGCTGAACCTGAGACATTTTGTGATGTCACTCTGAGACCATCAGACTGTACCGGATAGTCAACAGCAATACCAGATTTAATCGAGTTAAAAAGTATACCCGGTGCAAAAAGTGGTTGCATTACTGGTTTAACATAGCTAAATTGAATTTTAGAAGGTGCAAGAACCGCAGATGAACCGGTAATTGATACATCAATTGTATCGGCATATGATCTACTAAATTGACTTACAAGATCTAAAGATCTTTGAGCCGGATAGAATCCCTTATATGGATGGAACTTGATTGCTGCTCTACAGGTTAATTTTATTTCTTTAGCTGAAAAATCGGTCAGATTTTTTACATCTAAGAAGTTTTCTAAAAAGTCAGAATTTGAATAATCTTTGTAAAAATTATTTTGAGAACTGTTTATTGTTGTGCCGGGAATTTCAAATGTATCAGTTTTCTGATTGATGTTAGGGGAAATGCCTAATCTAGTATAGTCTTCCACATGTTCAGATATTCTAAACTCTGGCAGTATTGAATATCCTTTGGCTATAAACTTTAAGTCTGCACGGAAATCATCATAATTGTCATAAAAAGGTTCAGATGCAGCAGAAACAAAAGTTGCGACAGTTTCTTTTTGATTGTTGGAAGATAAAGTTGATACCAGCTTCAATATACCAGCCAAACGATCAGCTTCCCACTTGGCCTCACCAGAGCCACTAGCCACTGGTAAAACACCATAACTTGTTGGACTAAATGCTATATTAGGGTTTTGCGGGATTGGATCTATATATGTGTTCATTCCGGCTGGATTATTAATTGACAATGGAGATGCCAACATGTGTTTTCTTGAATACAAAGCTGCATTTCTAACACAGAGAGGTACTTGTCTTTTAGCGAATTGGCCAGTTGGTATTTTACTTTGATTTTCAAAAAAGTGATATGTACTATAAGTATTTTGTAACTCACCTGCGGAGTTTGAACTTATCAGGGAAGAGCCAGTGAGAAATTTGAATCCGCTGACAATTGTAGATGCAATAACCGGGGGTGCATTTCTAGTTTCAAAATCTAAAGGAGCATCAAGAGGCCATATACTTTGTGTTATTAATCTTATTTCTGCAGGTAGTATACTTCCGCCGGGATCGAAATCACCGTATTGAAACACACCGACAGAGTTAGCGATTCCTGTACTGCTGCTAACTCTTTCATTGTGATTATCTTTCCAGAATCCACTGTTATAGTCCACTCTGGTTGTTGATGATGAAGCAAATTCGTTTCTGAGAGATGGGAATAGGTTTTCTTGATAGAGAACCCAATTTAAATTGTAGATCCGCAATTTGTTAAGGGCAACTAATTGTTCAAATGGTGTTATTTGATTATTGAAATCCACCTCAACCAAAGCATTTAGTTCGGGATCATTAAACAACACATACTCATTACTATAAGAGGTCTTAAATGTGGCATTTTGCGGGAGAGACTCTTCAATAGATGGATTTTGTTCAAAATCATAATTTGCAAATGATGGGCGACCAACCATTGATACTGGTCTTAAATCAAATTCCCTTAGTTCAGAATCATTAACAACAGTGATCTTGTTGTTTATTCTCTCGTTGACCAATATTGGATGGTCTTGTTGGCGAACTTGTTTCCAAGATGGATAACCAAATTGATTGCCTCTCTTGAACATAAGATTGTTAAAAGCGACACCAAGCCCTCGGAACCCGGTGGTTGAATCAGGATCATCAGTTACAAGATCAATGAGATGTTGGTCTCCGCCGCCAAATGGACCAACATTAACATATTGTAATGTACTAGTTGTTTCATCTGCTAAAGGTACTGAAGCTGGGTATCCAAGTGTATTAGTTGAAGATGAAATAGGTTCCACTATGTTTAAATTAAGTCTTGTGACTTGTGGAAGGTAGTTAGTTGATGCATTGAATGAACTTCCGCCGCGGGCAGTAAACGAACCGGTGCCATATGTTGGAAATATTCTAATATTATTCTCAATAGCACTCCCATCTTGACTCGCAGTCACAAAGTCAAAGGAATCGACATAATTTATACCACTAGATGATGAGACTCTTCTTCTAAAATCTGGACGGTAAAATCCGCTAATACCATTGTCACTAACAAGCGAAGCTGTAATCCAAGCATACTGTTTACTCATTCTTGGTATTTGATGTTGTACAAATAAATTATCACATATTTTGTCTTGGCTATACCCAGTTATTAACTCAGTTAAAATTGTATCCGGTGGTTGGCCCGGCAGAGTGTCGCCTATGGAACTAGTTGTAGAAGTTAAATTGTTGCCGCTTTTTGCTGTGAATTGTATGTTTGCTGAATTTTTTATATCAACAACTATGTTTCCATCTGCTGCGGTGAATGGGCTTTTAGCTGATGTGGTTCCTTTGGAGAGATCATCTCCGGCCGCATCGCCGAACCGCCACCACGAAAGTAAACTAGAACTTCCTGCCATCCCGCTCGATGTGAGGTTTTGCGGCTTCCCAGAATTATATAACGTTTCAATATCAGTTGCACTTAATTCACTATTGTACAGAGAAAACTCGTCTGCTTTGCCGGTATATTCATCATTTGCATGATTATTTGTTGCGCAGAAAAATACAAATGGTGAAAGCAGTGAACTGCCAAACCCTCTAAAATTACTGACTTTTGCCGGTAATCCGCTAGTTGAGCTAGTTGGGAAAAATGGTTTGGTATTACCTGTTGATGTAGAACCTCCTTGTAGTTCTCCATTTACATAAATTTTAATTGATGGCCCTAAGCCGGGTATTGCACCTTGAGAGCCAGTTACACTAATTGCAACATGTTTGAATCCTGAGCCCGTAAGGACATTATTGGTTGTTGTATATGTGTTGCTATTGAAGCTTGAGTTACCACTGTCGCTAGTAATGAATGTGTATTTTAATTTATAAGCGCTGTCTATGAAAAATTTATGTATTGGTGGAGCAGAGCCCAATCCAGTACATATACCAAATTCAAAAATTGATTTTTGTACTCCGTTTAAATCGTTTTTGATCCAACCACTAAATGTAAATTTTACTTCTCCACCATTAGAAGCAGCATAGGCTCCATCAAATATTCTTTCATTACGCTTTGTTAAGTTGGGCATAACTGCACAGGTGCCAACGCCGTTGGTTATGTCTATGCATTTTGAATTAGTTAAGCCAGTGCCGGGTATTTCACTTGAAGTTAATAAGTAATTGATTTTTTTACGTGGCATGCAATTTCTATGCACTTTATGAAAGCCGGGTGCTTCATCATAATTTGTGCCCGGGCCATCGATTTCAGGTGTCTTACTTGCATTATATATTGCAGCTATACTCTCACTTGTTAAGATAGCATTCCAAACTGCAACATCTGCGAGATTACCATCAAATCCTGCATCTTCGCTGGCTCTATTCCCAATATAACATTGCTCTGTAGATATCCCACTAAATGTAGAACCACCGCTTGGGGTGCCTGACGTAATTGATGTTGCCGTTTCTATGCCATTGATATACATTTTTGGAAGATTTGTTCTATCAGTTGCATCATAAGTTATGGCCACATGGGTCCATACATTTTGATTTAATATTGCAGCACTTTCAAAGAACGCGATACCACTAGACCATCTTGCTGAAAATCTTAATTGATCATCACTATCAGTGAACACACTTATATCGGAGTCACCAAAATCAAGAATTCTTCCAACATTAAATCCGCCATCTCCGGTTTTAAAAATCCAAGCTGTGAATGACATTTTTTCAGTTGAACCGTTTGCAGTATCATTACCAATAATTGCATCCCAAGTCGCGGGTGCACCAATTTTAGTTGCACGATCGCTAGATTCAGCAAACACACACGAAGCGGTCTGAACAAAGCGACTAGGAAAGGAGGTTGTTGAAAAAGCTGGTCGATCTCCAGAGCTATCAAATGTTCCTGTTCTACCGTTGCCACTACTATCTACAACGTCACCGGAACTGGCAACATTCTCATTTAATCTCCACCATCCTTGTAAATTGTGACCATGACGATAAATACTAACCTCGGAATATCCCATAAAGTCAGCACCCAAATTGTAAGCAGCTCTTTGAAGTCCTGTTGGAAATATAGAGCTATCTCTACCAAATCTGGCAGTATGTCTTGAAGAATGCGACCTTAAACCAAAATCTAAACCATGTATATCAAATACTCTAATCCCAGCAGTGCCAGAGCCAACTAATTCGCTTGTTTGTCCAGTTGATACTTGGGATCTTCTTTTTACAGATAAAAATCTGTTATTAATACTGTTATATACGGAAAATTCATTGGATCTAAAATCTCTATACCCGTTACCATTGGTTAACATTCCGCCGGCACCATGATCAAATTTGGTAGTTATAATTGTATTGTTATTAGTGCCAGATAAATAGCCAACATCGTAATCTGCCATAAATTCAAAATGACTTTCAGATGATCTTCTTGTATCGTAAAATGTTCTAGTTTGAGTCGAGGAGGTAGCTCTAGACTGAAATAAGTTTGTTGGAAGAGAGGGCTGGGACTCAATAAAGTTTCTTGGATTTTCAAAAGTACCGAATGAATGAACAACTTCGTATCTGTGTTCAAAGTTTCCTAATATTGTAGAACCTGTGGAAACTTGTATATTTTTAATGTTAACTGGTCTCTTGGCAATATGATCTCGATAATAAACTGCTTTATGAGAGGCAGTCATTGGATATGGTGTTACCCCAACATCATTTGCTTCTGGCCATGGGTAATCAGGTGCAGCCATTCCTATCGCACCGGTCAATGCTTCACCCTCTGGGCAGTCACCCCTAACTCCAAGTAGTATCTTCCATGCCTCTGGTCTGTTGGTGTATGTATCAGAGCCGCTGTTCAGTGCGATGTGTCTAGACTGGTGGCCTCCGACAGCATAGTTTGTAAATGGGCCCTGCATAGGGACTTCCATTTCATTACCGTATACATCATTGTGCAGGTTAGTAATACTAATGTCTAGTTCAGTTCTTCTTCTGATGAAGTCATCTACTCCACCAGTGATGGACGAACTCATAACATTGAATGGGAATGCAAATGAGTTTTTGTTACAAGTGTAACCCAAACCATCGTTATAATCTCTACCTTGCACAACTTTTAAGTGCTTCTTTCTTTTTACTCCGACATTACCATCAAGGATCCAATCTTCAAGTGTGTCAACACGATTGGTGTCATCTGTTCTAGCATAAAGAACATTCTGTGGCACAAACACACCACCGGCAGGTGCCATGACTGGTCCCGCGGGATAAAGAGAGGTATATGTGTAATGTATATCTTTGTTATGTTCAAAGTTAACACCGCCAACTATGGTTCTGTTTATTGTTGCATTTTCAGGATTACTAAAGTCAACGGTTCCTGCCTTTTGTGTTTCAAGCAATCTATTAAGAGAATATTTAGTTCCGTCAAATTTAGTAAGGGTAGGCATTGAAGAACTAAACTGAGGGCGGCTGTATAAGCCTTCTCTTATTTTTCTTCGCTTAGTATCTACACTAGCATCACTTGAGGTAATTTCATGATCTGCTGTTCCGCGAGGGCCCGGTAATGCTCTCCTTCTCCAGAAATTTTTATGAACATTTGTTGGTCTGGGAGATGTTTCAACACCACCAAATAAATCTTGTTGATAGCCTAACTTAGTTTCAACAATACCCCTGATACTAGCTTCTGGATCAGCTTGTTTAAAGTCAATCGTTGGAAATTGCGATTGGTATTTATTTCTTTCTAGTACATGACTCTCAACGGTATTATAAACATCGTTTATAAAATCAGCCGAAGCTGGAACCAATTGTGATATTATAGTTGCTAAAGCATCGTCAAACCATTTGTAATAATCAACATACTTTTCAACTGTTGATATCTTTTCAAATTTTTCAAAGAAAATATTTCTTAAATAATTTAATGATTTATATTCTTTTCTATATCGATTTACTGGATCTCCGATAAGGTTGTTGAAGTCTAGCGAGCCAGCAAAGAAATCTAAAATCTCTTCAGAGACTGCTCCGTATAAGCTCTTCTCTAATACGAAAACATAGTTTGGAACTTGATCAAATGTGCCAAGTATTTCATCATCTTCATCTAATATTTGAACCATGTCAGATGATATTAGCATTTCAGGCTCAGTAAATTTAAACTCGTTAACTATTTGATTGACTGCAACTTGGTCATCATTGGCTTGGAATCCTTTCCCGCGGCCAGTATGTGGATGACCACCAATTTGACCAGCCCAGCCAAAGTTGTTTCTTATAAGTGCCGAACCTGAACTTAAATCAGTAACATAAAATTGTCCTGCTGCATCAGATCCAGTCACAGTCTCAAAGAACCAATCAAGTGCCAATGAGTTAAAATTGTAACTGTTTTGGTTATCTATCGGTGTTGTTACTGGGTCAATACTCCTGTAAGAGCCAGATAAGCCAAAGTTTTCTCTATCAACCGAATGTTGTTTGAGAGTGTAAGAATCAATATACTTGGTCCAATATCTAGCATCCGTATATTGAACATCTGATTGTACAGTATTAGTTGAACCGGTTATGTTTTCATTCGTAGCCCCAACATACAATCTTTTCGCTGCTCTTAAGAAGTTCTGTCCAACTTCCTTACTAACAGATGCGGTAAGCTCAAAGCTATTGTTAACAGTGCCTAATTTATTGTTGTAGCCTCGGAATACAAAATCATAGGTAAAGTCTTCTGAACCTGACGATATGTTAACAAACGGGTATTTAGAGGGTCTTAAGCCAACAGAGAGGTTCCAGTTTTCATCGTCATAAACATTATAATATAAACTACTAGTGAGTAATGGTGCCGGGAAAGGAGTCACAGATGATGAAAGTCTAAAGAATACATTCTTAGAATATACTTTATCTCTCACAGCCTGAACTTGAAAGTTGGCGGTGTCAGATGAGAATATAGTTGTCTCAGATGGATTATCAACACTTGCTGAGTGCATACCAAAAATGGAAACAGTGTTTATAAACTCTCTATCAATTTTGTCTAGAGAGCGGAAAAACTTGGGAAATTTTACACCAACCTCAGCAGTGAAGCCGTAGTTATCCTCATAGGCCAGTCCTTCAGATCCTGATATAAAGCCTCTTGCATCGGTCACACTTGGATCGGCGGCTTGGTATACAACTGCGGTCGTAGATGTTTGCTTATTTAAATTAAGAAGTCTGGTTTTTTTCTGTGTTTGTTTGAGATTGTTTTTTAATTCAAATAATTGATTGTTTGAATAAGCTCTCAAGTATATTAAGTTGTCATCAATATTAAAGCATCTAAGAACATTTCTGATTGCTTTTTCTGTTCCCTTAGCTTTATAAATGTCTGCTAAGTTATTGTAAATGTTTTGATAAATTAAACTTTTAGTTTGTTGTAAATCCTCTTGAAACAACTGTGTGTCGGTCCTGTTGGCAAACTTTTCGAGAACAGTTGAGTCAACAAATATTTCTGGTGTCTGAAGTCCTAAAGATTGAGGTAAGTTTTGGGAGAATGGAATTTGTTGTTCAGAGCCACTAATATAATTTTGATGTCTTAACTTTGGTATAGCTTGAATTTGCAAGTAAAGTTTATCAAAATAAGCACCCATTATATGTGTTAATTTTTCAAGATCGCTGTTTCCAAGATCTTCAGCTTCTTCGAGAATCCATGCCGGCACACTCTTTAAGAACATGCTATTATTTTGCGAATCGTGGAAAGTTCCTAAGTCTTCTAACTCACTTTTAAGAGAAACTACATCTGGATGTACTGAGTAAATAATCGGGTCAAGATACTCACTGCCGGCTGCCGAAGCAGACACTATGGCTGAGCCAGTGTTTCTGGATGTTGCGACATACCCAGTCCATGTACCATTGCATACACGGCCGCCGTAGTCCAACACAACACTATCTAACGATGAGGAATTTGTAATACCTTCGTTAAACTTATAGTACATTCCAAGAGTAGTGTTGGATATATCTGTATTAACACCACCCCTAATTTGTGTAAACCAATTTTGCCCTACTTGCTTGGCATTTCTCGCAACTTTCCAAAATCTAAATTCGTCGATTGAGCCACTAAGTTTCCCTGCACCGCTATAGTTGGAAATTTTTGATACATCTTCCAATCCCTTGGGGGCAGTTTGAAGAGCACCAATTCGTCCCATAAGATTTTCGGGATTAATTTCTGACACAGCCCTAGAAGATACAACTTCGGTATCATTGTGCTGGCCATCTACATATAGCTTAATATGAAAATCAGAACCACTGTTTTGTAAAACAAAACTATAGTGTTTCCAATCACTCAGAGTGTCAATTGATAAATCTGTACCAACTGATTGTTGAAAGACACTTGTTGAGCCAGATTCAACAGTGACTAGCCATGGAGTTGCACCGCCGGCAGTTCCATCAAGTTCAACAGTAATTCTGCCATAATGAGCACTTGAACTAAGTTCATTATTCCATATATCAACTATTACTTGCTTTTCAGTAAGTGATGTGTCAAGTGAGCCTGTCTTAGCCCAGAACTCAATTGTTACACCTGTATCAAAATTTGATTTTAAGTTTGAGGTACGAGTTCCTTGACCATAATCTGAAGGTAGGCCCTTATTGGTGTACAGGGATTCGTCGTAAATATTGCTGTATTGATATGTGCTTGTTTCTGAGTCTGGAACTAAGCTTTTCAAAGCAGCAGTTTGGCTGGTTGAGTTTGGGCCAGCTTTAAATGTAATGTACTCATTTACATTTGAGGAGCCATATCCTCCGGGTCGTGAGGTAGCTGTACCCCAGCCATTAGGAGAAAAGTTGGCATACCCTGTTGTTCTTGGGTAGCGATTATCAAATATATGCTTTTCTATGTCAAGAGATTTGTTATGGAACTCATTTAATTCAGCCTGTGAACCATCATAAGGATAGAAATCAACTATTCTATCAATAGCACTTTTATAATAAAGGCGAGCGGAACCATATCTAGCAAACGATAATGGGTCAGTGTAATCAACATTAGGTACAAAGGTTGTTTGTTTTTTTCTTACTTCTTTAATATTGTCAGCAGATTCAACTTCAGAAAATGCATCTTTTTCATTTTTATCAGTTAAGTAATTTCTAGTGAATAAATCCTTAGTACTCATCGTTTAACACTCTAAATTTGAATATTTTATCTTGTTCTTGCCAAGAATCGAATTCTTGATCATAAAAAGCAAACTTAAAACCATATTCAAATCCGGGTTGTAGTAATTTCATATCGAGATTAAAGTAGTTTCCAGATACATCATATGATAAACCAGTAGCAAAATCACTACCTGTATTATGCGGTATAACTTCTAGAGCATCGAGAGTTCTAAATACTCGATATGAAGCACTTATGATTGGTGAATGTGGCGGGTTCTCCTTTGCCTTTACATAAATAGTTGGTGACCAATTTTTATTTCTGATGTACAAGTTAAACCTAGCAGTCTCATTTTTAGAATATTCGTTCTCTAAGTTGGTAATATTAATAAAGTGTCTTTCTTTATCCACAGTTTCAGCAGCTTCCAACGATTGAGGCCTAATTGAACCTGTTGAAAACTCACTAGTGGGCGAATGCTCTGACTTCATTGAGCCACTATGCCAGACATCGTAAAGAGTTTGTATGGGAGTTGCAGCGGCTGTGATAGCCAACGAACAACTATAAATACCAGTTGCCACATGACCGCCTGTAATACTAGTCTTGCCGTCAAACAGAATTAGTTTGGAGCCAGATGGTCCAGAGTTGTCAGCAGAACCAGAATAAAGACTAACCATAATTGAACCGGTTGCACCAATCTCGGGGATATTAGCAAGCCGGCCGCGCACATAGTTATAAAGAAACAGTGTATTAAGATTATCTGGCCCAGATGCTAAAGAACTACTATAAAAGAAGTTAGCTCTATCGTCTCTTTTTATGTTATTCCATCTTGCTTCAATGGCAGGCTTTTTAAAGAAAAATTCTGTACCTCTAGCAAACATTCTTTTAGTGTAAAACGAAACAGTCGATCCGCTTGGGTTATAAATAACAGCTTGAGAAGAGTCAGCGGGGTCAGGCAATCTATCAACCCTGCTAGCTACACCATTGAGTGCTCCTGAAATAAATGATTCTTGACTGGCTGTAAGAGATAGGCCGACACCGTAATTTGCATAAGTGCCATCTATCCATTGTTCTACAAGCGGTGTAATATCAATTTCAATATCTTCCAAACCTGTTGATAATGTTTGATCAAATATATGAACTTCTGTGTTCACATCTGCATTTGGTACCGATTGTGTGTGGTAGGATCCGCCGGCCAATACAATTCCGTGAGCATCTTTCCAAAAAGTTGAATTTGATGCCGACATCCAGTTAGAGCCTTCGTTGCCGTTAGTTAAGTCTTTGTAACCCTCTAAATCAAGCCCAACACCCTCTTGCCATGACTGTGATATAGCATGCACCATCATTTTCATATTTCTCGGAACAGTTCTACTAGTTTCTGCATTGTAAACTCTCAAATAAAAACTAACCGAACCAGAGGCAGGAATAACACCATTTGAGCGGTCTGTACTGATAGATGTAACAGGAAATTGCATTAACACTCTGGATAGCTCTTGGGAACCACTGGATTGACGGCCAAAAACAGAGTAGACCTCAACAATATCAGCAGCACCTGCATTCGCACCGGTGGCCCTTGTTTGCAAGTCTTGTTGAAATGCATTTACTATAGTGTTATCAGCATCTGCTGTATATTTTTTAATTGGCATTATCTAATCTTTCCTACAATATCAACTTCTGGAAATTTTAATTCAAGAATTGCATTATTTGGTACTATTAATTGTGAACCATCAGCAGATAAGTTGGAGTTTATATCTATTGATGAAGTTGAGTACTCTCCGCCGGCTTTCATATTAATTTTCACTTTTAAGACATCCAGAACACCAGATACTTCTTTTAAAACATTGAATATATCACTTATGTGTAAAGATTCACCAATGAAGTATGTCTTTTCAAAATTAGTTTTAAGGGCGGCCATGCAACTTTCTAATACAGTAAATTTTTCAGCGGCTTCTTGTGCACGAACAGCAAAATCAATTCCAAAATTTAATATAAATGGATCTAAAATATCAACAGTGTCATTAATCATTCTATATTGATTAATCCAAGTTTTTAAGTTGTTTTTTATAACTGAATTGCTTATTACAAGTTTGCCGTTTACATCCTCAGATATAACATATAAATTTAGATTTCTTTTTTGAGAATCAACATCTTTCTGCACTGAAACTCGTTTAATTGAACCAAACTTTACAGGCATTCTGTAGCAGATGTTTTCATAGTCAGCTTGAGTTACAGCTCGATTTTGAGTTGGAAAAGTGTCATAAATTCTTTGTTTTATTTCGTCGGATGTTGGCAAAGAGATATCACCAACGATTGGCTCTTCATTTTCTACCTCAATAGAGGAAATAACTTGATTTAATTTTGTTGCTGAAAGTGACTGTTCATCATTAAAAAACAAGCTAGATTCGGAAACAGTATTTAAATTACCAGCGGCTATATTAGAATTTGTTGGATTATTCGCACGGTATGTGATTATTAATTCTGTGTTCGCTGGAACAATGCCGAAGCTTTCATTTTCAGATAATCTACTTGGATCAAATGTTGTTTGAGTAACATAGTTTTTACCATAAACATCTACAGCAACATTCTGTGGGTTTTCCACAATATTTGATTGGTTAAATTTTCCGCTACCAAATTGTAGTGTAATTTCGTTTCTATTGAACTGAGTTATGAATTTTCTTGAAACCAAGAACGGTTTAATAATAGATGGAACATTATCATTTTTAAAGTTTGGATTTTGTATTTCCTTAAATATTGTGTCTTGAGCCAAGTAATCTACTTCATAATATTGATTACCTTCAGTATCAAAAACAGAAATTATCTCCGACACATTATCCGCTTCAAGTGTAATTCTTTTAAATTTTTCAAAAGCTCCAATAGTCACTCTTTCTTGACCAAACTGACCGGAGACTACATTCCCGTATGCTTTAACCGCATAGAAAGTTGGGGCACCGGTGGTTTCATCATTTCTAGCCACAACGAATAAATTTCTTGAATTGGAAAAATCTACATTTTCAGTTAGAATAAAACTTAATCCAGTTGTTGTTCCAAATGTACTACCTCTTTTTAATAGTGGCAAATAATCTCTGTCAGGGCCGATTCCAATTGAGGAAGCAGGGACTAGAATGTACAAAGCAACCGTGCCATATGTTGATGGACGACCTTCAAATTTATATCCGAGTGTGCGACCGTGTCGGACAATATTAGAATACTGAAAAGCGGTGTCCATGAAAGATTCATTAACATTATAATCCATGTAAAATGAAAGTTGATCGCCGACATATGATACGGCATCAATCATAAGTGCACCAAAAGAGCCTTCACTAAAGTCTTGAAATGTATCAGGATAAAACCTTTCAGCTATTTCAATTAAGTCTTGCTGAATGGTTGAAAATTCTCTATGAGTATAATCAATTGGTAAAAGGTCTTTTTGTTTCTTTGGCATTCTAAATCCTCAATTTAAATAGTAAATTGCAGCAAATCTTTCGCAGCAATCTCAGGGATAGCATAAGCTATTTTAATGTTCAGCCTATTGCTGAACCTATCTGATGGTTGAAAAGATATTTCTTGTATTGCCACTATCGGCATGTATATTGATACTTGTTCAAGTATGTCTGTTTCAATTCTTGAAAAAGTAGATTGATCAAAGTTTTCAAATAAATATTTTTTTAACCCAACACCATAATTGGGTTCCATTACTCTTTCACCTTGATCAGTTAAGAGCAACATTTTAAAATTTTGTTTTACTAAACTACGAAATGATTTTACTGTTTCAAAGCCATCTATATCATCTCTTATCAAAGGTAATTTTATTGCTAACGAAGACATATTGTTATCCTACTGTACTAAATATACTTAATTGGGTTTTTTGCAGAGTTGTCCATTACTATCAAACGGGTTTGGTTTAAGCTTTCTTCTTTTGAACCAAGAAATTTTATTACCACCGGGCACGGGAGTGAATCTAGATTTCGTTATACTCAAGAACTGTTCGCCCGGCCCGGCATCGGTATCATCTTCCACTTCAAACTTTCTTTTTGTGTAATATGGTTTAAATAATTTTTTTATTCTTTTAGTTGATTTTCTAAGTAATATTTGATCCCACTCATCCCATTTTTTGTAAAATGGGCTTGCAAAAAATCCGTTTCTATCTGATTCATGAGCCCAACCGGGTGTGGATTCGATTACAACCTTTCTATTACCGTTCTGATCTTCGCCGATATCGGCCCTAACTCCGGGTTTAACAGATAGATTTTTAGACTTGTAGTCATTGTTATCAACGGTGAACTCTCCAATTGACGGCATTAAACCAATATCATTGTAAATGGCATTTAATGAAAGTGCCTTCTTCATTGAGAAAATATAATCAACTGTCATTCTAAATCTAATATCATCTCTAAGATTATCTACTAAACACAACAAAAGTTTACTGTTTGCTTTTGGTCCTTCAAATTCATTTACCGGTAAGTCCAAGGCATTTATTAGCACATCGGTGATCTTTACTGGGTTTCCACTATTAATAATTCCAAACTCAAGTCCATGTTGGACACCTAAGTCACCATCAATACCTACTACTTTGCTACTAGTTGGTTCTCGGACTACTCTCATAGTGCCGGGATAGTAAGCAGAAATATTAGCAGTACCTCTTGATCTAATCGTATTCTCTGCCACTTCTACATTTTGACGTTCACCATTAATGGCTACAAATTTCTTTATATAGAACATTTTACCGGCGGCAGCAATTTCATCATTATAGTTTGAAATATCTCCAATATTTTGCACATTACCGTTGATGTCTTTATAACCCACCTTAACATTATTAGCATATGGAGTCAAAACATCATGAGCTGAGGCAACATGATATTCTCCTACCATGAAAATAGGATTACCATTAGAATCAATATGAACATGATAGTCGCCAGCATATGGTGTGCCGTCTGGTAGTGTAAACAGGCCGCCTGTTGTATAGCCACTGCCCTCTGACTCTATAATGCTTTCTAATTCTGAATTATCAACTCTGTCAACAAAGCTTACAGCTTTTGCTAAATCAAGGTCACTGCCGCCGGCAGCAAATTTTTCAAGAAGATAATAATCATTATTAATTACTTTTGGTGTAAATCCAGCTTGTTTAATATTGGTTGAAAAAAGACTGCCAACAAATTCAAGTTGTTCTCTCACTAACTCTGTCAAAATAAATTTAGCAGGCTCTTCCATTCTTTGAACAGCTTCAAGGTTTTTTTCTTCCCTAAAGCTTTTAAGTGATTGGAAGTTTGCCTTTTCCTCAGAAGGAGCATCCTTAAAATCATCCCGTGATGGATAATTATAGTTCTCTTGCATATCATTAATTTTTTCTATTGCCTCCCTTACATGTTCTGGGACGGTCTCTGGGGTAATGCTATCATCTAAATCATCATCCAATCTTCTACTGTAAACTTGCACTGCTTGTTCTAAAAAGGCATACCAAAATTCATCATCCTTAAAAGGACTTAAAAAGTTACCACCAGCTTCTTTACATGACTCTTCAATAAGCTCAATAATATAAGAGGCATATATATTGCTATAGTTTTGATTAAATTTTGGTGCAAATGTTAAGAAAGTCGGCATGCTTTTGATATAACTTACACTTGTAAAAATTCTAATAGTGGCAGTTACCAATGCCTCTAAGCCTGCTCTAGACGGTCTGGACAATATCCTATTAAATGGCATCTCAGTTGTACAATCTGGATCTGTTTTTAATCGATTATCTTCTGGTATTCTTGGATACACTTGATCGATTTTTTGCTTAATCGTATCAAATGAAATTAAATTATTTTCTCTTGGTTTACATGGAGAGTATTCAGGAAAGATAAGATTAACGGCTCCAAGCCAACCCTTGTTTTTTAAGGGCTTGACATAAAGAGAAGGAGACATGTATGAATTACCAAATTGAGTAGGATTTAGGTAATGGACTCTGATTTTATCTGGATTGTCTTGATTTTTCCATGCATCTCTGGACACTCCAAGAAGCGAATCACTATTTTGAACTGATCTGGTGCCGGCACGGTTTCCGTCGTCATCATATTCTTGAACTTGGTGATCTTTGTAATCAACGAATCTACCGTCAACAACAACTCCGTAATCAAAATCTTCTTCCAATAGTCCGTCGAATTCTGCACCGTATTGCCATGCTTCTTCATTTTTACCAATTTCTTTTGCTATTTCTTTAAAAAGTTTTGTATTGTTAGTATCATACAACACTTTGCATCGTCGAGGTGGCAAACCCGTCAAATCTGCCAAAGCATAAACTTGAGGAGAATAATCTTTAACTGAATCTCTAAATGAATCGAACAGTAATGGGAACAAAACTCTATCAATTTCTAAATTTTCAAATGTTGTATCGATAGCAAAAAATTCATGTTTTGGATAAACAAAGGCATCTTCTTCAAAGGTTGGTTGATTTGGAACAGCAGCGGGAACTGAACTGTTTGGATCAAGTCTAACAACATCTGATGTGTTAGTTTGAGCATCATCAAGTACAGCTTCATCAATTATAACTCTGATGTTGTCATTTGGTATATTGAAAAAGCCTTGTCTGTCTTCTCGATCTACTTCTTGTATATCCGAGTAATATGCTTTGAGATTAAAACCATATGAGGGCTGACCGTTAGGTTCTTTCCTGTAGCCCTTGGCATTATCTCTAAACTTCATAGTGATGTCGGCAGTTTTTTTACGGGGGGCTCGTCGTATTGCAACTAATTCTTTTTCATAATTGACATTATAATTTACATTATATCCATAGTCCTGTAGTTCTACTAAGTTGACATCAGTGTCAAACAAACCTTCAAATCCCAAATCAGAAAATGATATTCTATTTACTTCCAACTCTTGTACATCGTTTGTGCCTTTAAATCCTAATGCAAAAGAACTGTGGAGGTCTACCACACGATTAGAAGCTTCAAATTGATATTTTAACCATTCAGCAACATATTGTGGATATGCACCTTTTTGTCTTTTCTCGCTAGCAATATTACCATCATCTTCATCATCACTTGGAAGATAAAAATCTACAAACCTTCTACTATTAGCAGTTTTTCTTTGGTGTGCTGTATAAGGATTGGCAAATGTATCTGATAATATCATATTAATCATACCCCAATCATCGTCGCCGGCAAACAATCCACCATTACCAAGCATATCGTCGGTAAAAGCAATCTGTAGACTTTCCATATCACCTTTTAAAGCACCCGTCGCAGTTTTTATTGATTCTTCAGGCTCGAATGGTAGTAGTCCATTTTCGCAGCCCGGATCTGAGAAAATAGGCGGCATCTCATTTTCAAGTGCCGAACCAAATCCTTCATTAATGACTCTTTGTATGTCGTTTGCATCTTCTAATAATTTATCTCTTGCACGATCAGATTGAACTTTACATTGTTCTGGTGACATTCTACCAGCTAGCAAATCGCATCTAACCTTTTCAAAGTTTTCGATATCTTCAGGAGTTGCACAAATGGTAGGGTTCGCTGGTAGCAGAAGCTCATCGGCTGACATTTCAAGAGCGGCCCTAATTTCATCTTTGTTTCTTTCCGGCACAACATTTGATATACCCTCAAACATTGATCTAATTGAAGAGCGGTTGGGTAAAGCCTCTCGGAATTCTTGATATTCTTCTTCCAGTAGTGTATCCGCAATTCTTATTTGTTCATCACTAGGGCCATCAATCATAAGTTGCAGTCCCTCTTGTCGATTCGAGTTATTGATAACATCTCCGAAAAAACTAAATGTTCTTTCAGGATCCGAGAATGCAGCACCGCCAACACCAAAATTAGCCATTAAATCTATGGCTGTAGCATTAATTTGTTCGTCTGTAGCATCCGGCCCACAAATTGCTTCTCTAAGAATACCAGCTAAATCTGTATTTCCTGTCAGTAAGCCGGCAGTTACCTTACCGGCTAACTCGATGGCTTTACAGATAGCATCACCAATGATTTCGCACACCTTGGAAAGTATAGTTACTATAACCTTCATAATGATACAAAGAACTAATTTTTTAAGGGCAGCGAAAATAGCTTTCAATACATCTGTAAGTTGTGGTATATAAAGAAACGGATTTTCCCACCGGGGGAAAGTTGGGGCTGCAATATTTCTACAGAAAGGTAATTGTAGGCTTTTAAAGAAGTCGTCGAACCCGGGGTTGAAAAGAGGTGGTGTTGGGCAATCCATGAATGCAATAACATTTGTTATCAATTTGGCACCGGGAAATTTATTTAAAAAGTCTATTAATTCAAGATAGTTGTCTTGATATACTTCCATAAGTGCTTCGATGTAAGCATTTAAAATGACATTGTTAGTTTGATAATCATTTCCAAGAGGTGATTCTAATTTTTGACCAATAGTTCTTCTTTCTCTAGAGTCATCAGCGGGCCGGCCGGGGGCTTTTGATGCAACCATGTTGCCATAATTGTCAGCTCTTTTATTACTTTCCTCTTTTTCAACATAGTCTTTATCGTTCCATGGTTTTTTATTTTTAAACTTTTTAAGAATTACAGGGTCTGGTGCGTTTTGTTTACCAGCAAGTATATCTGATGTAGATTGACCGGCAGAACCTTCGGAAAAAATATCGCCTGATTCTAGTTTTTGATTTACTACTCTTTCTAGTTCAGCTTGCTTATCAGGTGGTAATCCAATAAACAGTTCACCAATCTGTCTTACACCCATAGCATTTAAAGCTGCTCTAACAATTGATGCTAGTGCTTCCTCTAATGTTAAGCCCTTGAATAAACACTGAAGTGCTTCTAAAAACAGATCCATAAGACCACATATACCAGCCCTATCAAGTCCTTCCGCATACATCTGATCAAGCTGTTGCAGTGGTGATAAGCCACATGCAACTCCAGATGTGCCAATAGATATCATCCTAAAACAAAGTTCGGCGAAGGCTGAATCTTGTGATTCTACTTCTTTGAGAGCTTGATTTTTAGCCATATTATATACATCAGATATTGGGCCAGCAGGACCACCGATGTTAAGACCTTTTAATATTGCCTCTTCGTCAACTTTAGTTGGGTCAGATTGGCACAAGTTCTTGTGAAACTTGTAAGCAATTGCATCTGCCAAACTAAACACATCATCAAATATATCTTGGCCAAGTTCTTTGGCATCGTTTACTAATGCATCTCCTACACAGCTTGCTATGGTTTGCTCCGAGGTTGCACCTCCAGTTCTAGAAGTATCGATTAGTACTTCCGGGTATGTATGCTTTATAACAAACTCTTCAAATGGTATTGGAACTCTTGCACTCAAATCTTGTTCAATACTTTTCATTTTAGCAAAGTAAGCAACTGCAGTTGGATCTTTCCAAGAATCTTTAGCATTTAGTGCTTTAAGTTTGTTGGAACTGTAGGTAGCATCGGGTTCATTTGTTCCGCAAGCTTCAGTATATACTTTTAGCTTTTTTAGTTTATATTTTGCAGAAAATATAAAATCTAATTTAATAACTTTGTCATCGCCCAAACCACTAAATATTCCGCCAATCCCAGTTATATTGTAGTCGCGACTGTTAAGCCATGCATCTAAATCTCGTAAGCATGCCCCAACAGGTGACTTTCCGGTGAATAGTGCATTATCACCGTATTTTTCAAAATCAAAAAGTTTGTTTGTTTCTTTAACACGTATCTTTTTGCCTTCGACCGCACGGCCAACTTTGTAAAATCTTCCATAAAGATTTAAACCTTTTCTAACTCTAATGTTAGTTGTGACCATATCAGAAGCTTCATAGGTAACTGTTATATCTTCTTCTGAATCAGTTTGATCGTCTTCATTCCTTATATCTTCTTCTGGTAAAGAAAATATTTGAGAAAAATTAACAGAATATAATAGTTTCAGTCTTGAACTTGGTCGTGTATCTAAATCATAACTGGTGTATTCTAATGCTGGTAAAACTTGAGATACTATTCCGGCACCGGTGTCTTTCTGAAAACCTTCCAATAAAGCTATAAGTGCTGGTTCTGCATACTTTTCATACAAATCATTAAGGGCCCGATCAGCCTCTTCTTCTGACATTCCATTAACAAAGCCTGTTGTCGTCTCTGGTGTATTGAAGCAAATTTGATATTTGCATATTTTTGCATTTAAAAATGGACTGTCTTGATCAGTTCTTCTCCAATCTCTGACAATTGCACTCGGATTGGGTATACAATCTTTACAAATTTGTTGGGCCGGGGCAACTTCCACATCACAAACATCAGGAAGACCATCGCCATTAGGATCCTGATAAGGCAGGAATGGTGATGTTCCAGAGCTTGGAGGATCTGATGCCTCGGGCACTAATGTTGAACTTGAATGTGGTTTTTCTTCTGCCATTTTATACCTATGTTATGTTGACATTCCTGCTGCAAATAAACTTATAACCGAACGGATATAAGTAGTTGAATTCCCACATATTTTTGTTTACTCTTGTATGATAAAGAGAATTCATAACAAATAAAACTTGAGAAGTTGTTGCAGCTACGGCACCGGGTGGTACCCATGGTCTAAATGGATCAGCACCCAGAACACCGTTAAATGTAATTTGAGAAAGAGTAAGTGCATAAACGGCAGACCATAATTCATCAACAATGTTGCCTAAATCTCTAAATGCATCACGAGTAATATACCCTTTAACTGCTGGTTGTAGATTTGGTATCATTTCAACAGGCTGAAACAAACCTCCCCAAACTTTAATATTACCAGTATTATTACCTGCAATTAAATCAATTGTTGGAGCAGACTCAGCAATTTTGCCACCTAAAGAATTAGTCTCACCTTTTCTACCAAAACCTGATGGACCATCCGCTCTACCTGTTACAATTTTAATTCCTTCTCTGCCAATAATTCTGACTGCATCGGCTTTTATGCCAATTCCTGAACGAGCAACTGACTGAGGTGTGTTTGTCTCTGAGAGTCCGAATGATTTATCAATATCGGTTAGTTGACTAATGTTGATTCTCGCCGCATCAGCAAAGTATGAATCATCAACATAAGCACCTTTTAATGTATCAGAACCTTTAGGGCCTTTTCCATCGCGAGCAGAGGACATTCTACCAACGACCAAATCTATTGAATTCGCCCTATTAGAACCAATGGCACCGTATCCACTTTCAGTTCCCTTGTCACCATCAGTGCCCAAAACAATATATGAACCTTCGTTTTGAATGACTTTTTCATTTGGTTTAGTTTTATAATTTATTGTTTGTAATGGGATAGCTGTGTGGAATATACCATTTTCAGAAAATTGAATTGGCTGACCAAGATCAATTTTATCTTGCAATGTCTCAAGAGGTGGGTTAACTGGTAGATCTGCAGGAATACCCTCTCTGATCGCATCGTTAATCGTTGGTTCACCGGAACTTTGAATTACATCTTGAGCTAATTCTTCAGTTCTATTAAGATCGCTTTTTAATTTTGATATATATTCGGGTCGTTGTGCTTTCTTTTTAACCCTTTTAAAAATCTTTTCTTGCTTTTTAGACATTTAACTCTCTATTGGATCTTATGTAACTCGTTCAGGTTGACCAAGATCATCTAATTCAGGGTCAAGCGGGTCGGATCCTAATGGATCTGATGCACCGGGTGGCGGCTTATCTACCTTTATAGTATTTGAAAATACAGTTGAATATCCACCCCACTCCCAATGCCATGGTTCAATCTTACTACCGCATTTTTTACCCGGAGGTGGAACACATGGTCTCCCAAGAACTGTAGATGCTTCGGGTTTTTGGGCCCATGAAGGATTTCCCCAATTGAATGCAGGAGCATTAAGAAATAACCATATATATGATATTGATCTTGTGATGCCAGCAGCTTTAAGTTCATCTTGTTTCTTTTTTAGTGCTGGTATTTTAGCTGCAACCGCGGTGTCGCCGGGTTGTGTTTTTCTGTTTATGTCTACTGCAGTTGCAAAACCATGAGTTGGGGGTCTTCCCGACCCGGGGGTGGCTGCAGCACGAACTGGACGGCCGGCTGAATTAACGGTTAATGGTGCCCGGGCATATGTGGATACTTGACTTGATAAACTGCGAAAACCAGAAGCTGGGCCGGATGGTTGTATTTTTCTACCAAAAACTTCGGTGTATTTTTTAGCCAAATTATCCCAATCAGTTTTACAGTCAACTAAAATTTTAAATCCTGTTGGGAAATTAGTGTATCTGGGATCTGGCTCTACCAATAAATTAGGAGGAAGTTCACCATTTATAAGTTGAAGTCCAGTTCCCCCTAGTCCAGTATAAGTTGATTGTATTACTTTGTTTGGTGAGCCGTCCAAATATTTCGTTGCATCTAAAGTAAATACATCGCCAAGTTTTTGACATGATTCTTGTGAATTTCTATTTTGTTGTTTGGTAAAATAATCTTGATCTTTGCCAGTGCGACTAATAAAATGAGCATATTTCAAATCATAATTGCCATTTAGCTTTCTAAGTTTTATAATAATTTTATCGCCGGGTGTCAACTTTATATCTGAACTAACAAGAGCCATTGTGTGCATTCCACCAATTATTTTATTTGCTATAGATGGTGCACCGGGTGCGGTTGTATCAATCGGACATGGCATCGGATAAAAGGCATGAGGATTGTCCTCATCAGTAATTCTAACCCTGTAGCCGGCAAAACCCGAATCAGAAGGATTTGAATCAGTGCCAAATGTGATATCAGTTCCTAACATTGCTGACAGCGAAGTAGTAGAAAATGTTCTACCATCAGGCAAAACAGAAAAGATCACAACAGCATTAAACTGATCTTTTCCTTCTAATTTGTCTTTTTTGCCGACACCAGAATTAGCTACAGCCTCTGCCAGCATATCAAGACCAGCCTCACCTGTGGTTGTTTCAGTAGCATCTATAATATTATCAATACCAAATGCCATCAGTTATCCTCCACTGCTTGGTTTTGAATCATATCAAACAGATTTTCTTTATCATTTTCTGATAATTCAAAATCAGCTTCTGGTTTTTTAGATTGAATTGAAATAATCTTAACAAGCTGTTCATTTGACCTTTGCAAGGTTTCGATGTGCTTGGCTGCAACGGGACTTAAGTACTTGTTTTGATCAGGATCTGTAGATATAATGTTAGCTATCTCATTCAAAAACTCCCGGGCAACTTTACGATCATTTCGTATGTTACCGAGAGCTTCAGCCATTAAGGTGTCTAAATCTTTATTACTCATATGTTTCCGTTTTTCCAGTTAGCACTAAAATTGTAATATTTAGTTTTAAACTTTTTAAGAGAATTTACAACCTGCTTGGTGTTTAAGCCTGTTAACTCTCGCAAGTATAAATAAATAGCTTTCTTGTTAAAAATATCGATGTCGTCTTTTGATTCAAATAAAACACATATTGCTTTATAAACTTTTAAATCATTTTCTTTCATAGTATTAGTGTCCCAAGATTTTAATTCTTCATAAAACTTAATCCAAAATTCGTCTTTCTCTCTTTCAGAAAGATACGACTCCTCAGTTGACAAATACTTTTCTTCATAGTTTTTTGCTATGTTGTCAATGTTAACTTCAGTTCTATTTTGTTTTTGTTGTTTTTTAACTTTATGAATAAACCAATTTTTAGTGATAACTGAAAAATACGAAAATGCTTTCGAGCCCTTACTTTGATCGTATTTATCAAGAATCGTCATTAGCCAAATTTTGCACTCGTCTCGCAGCAAATCTATGTTTGGCAAATTAGTAAACTTATATGTAAAGACAATTTTATCAACCATTTCATTAAAGGCTGGCTCAATCCATCTTACATAAAGCTCTGTTCTTTCTCTTATACAAGTAATTTGTGCATATCTTACGATTGCATCTTCATGTTCTTGTGTAAAATAATGATTCTTACGACGTTTCCGTCTCTTCCTCTTCGGTGTCTCTGTTGTCATTCTCATCTTCTATAAGGTTGTAGATGTATTCAAAAGTCTCAAACTGTTCAGTATAAGACCTTGCATGATTCATTAGTGAACCTAATGTCTCATCACCATAAAACATCTCTAACTCATATACAGATTGCAGATGATTAAGAAGAGAATCTGACATATCTTTTAAATCATATAGTTCTTCGGCAACACTTAATAATCTAACAATCGCAGCACGAGCATAAACAGCCAGTGCCACATTACCGATTAAAGAAAGTGCTAATATTATTGCGAGTGTTAATTCAAGATTTGTCATATTGTTTGTTTGAATACTCTTTTTTCTGTTCTTCTAAAACTTTCCTGTTTTCTTCAATAAATTTTTTGGTTATTTCACCAACTTCAGAATCTTTGTTGGAAGTTTTATTACCTTTATTTACAAAAGGTTTTGCTAGTTGCTTAACTAACGAATTTTCAGTGCCACATTTTTTACAATGTGACATCATTTCTGTTGAAGCATGCATGAACTTGCTGATTTGATTACAAGCAGCACATTCATACTTGTATATTGGCATTACTTATCTGCTACCATATTTTCTAAATCTTGGTTGGTAACTTCAGTATTATCGGTGAATCTGACTGTTGGAGGGTTTGTGATAATTAACCCTTCGCCGGATTCTTGAAGTGTAAAACCTTTAAGTACAGGAACAATGTCGGTTTGTTCAAGTAGCGATTCTTGAAGAGCCAACATGATTGCACCGAGTGCTTGATTTGAAAGTTGCATTTTTTCTCCTTTGGTATATTTTACCACTTAAAATTATTTTTATAATAGCTAACAATGCTATTTATTTCTTCGTCAAATGTTCTCTCAGGTTTCCACCCAAGATCACGAAGTTTATCATCATTTAAAGCATACCGCACATCTTGTCCGGGGCGGACATGCTCTAAATCAATATATTCAGAAATGTCTAAATCTGATTCTAATGGTCTATTAAAGTATGATTTTATAACTTTACAGACTGTATCATAATTCTTTTGCTCAAAACCACCTGCAACATTATAAATTTCATTTACTTTACCAGACTCAATAATTGTTGTTACAGCCCTTGCAGTATCTGCAGAATGAAGCCAGTTACGAATTGGTTCACCCGCATCATGTAGTCTAATTCTTTTATCCCTCATTAACAGTTTGACTGATAAAGGAATAAGCTTTTCTGGATATTGTCCAATTCCGTAGTTATTTGTAGGGCGAAATATTATATAATCGATTCCATAAGTTCTAGCATAACCGTATATCAACATATCGGCTGCGGCCTTTGATGAAGAATAGGGATTGCTTGGTTTAAGAAAGTCATCCTCGGTGTGCTCGCCGGATATAATATCGCCGTATACCTCGTCTGTGCTGAAGTGAAAGAGAACAGGCTTTTTACAAACATTTCCTTGTTTTAATCTAATCAATTCAAGAAGATTTTGGACACCGGTGATGTTGGAATGGATAAATTCTGAACTGTTAACAATACTGTTACCAACATGTGACTCAGCGGCTGTATTGATTATGTAATCACAGTCTGGCAAGTAATCAAGTGTCGCGATATCGCCTCTTTTAAAAGTAAAGCCTTTATGCTGTTGTAACTCAGCTATATACTCGTAATTTGCAGCATATGTTAACTTATCAATTCCATAAACTTTATAGCCCAAAGATAAGCACTGTCTGGTTACATGGTGCCCAATAAGACCTAAACAACCCGTAACAACTACTAACTTCATTTCTTCACCTCGCCAACATAATCACTACAAACACCAAATATATTTTTCTTAGCCATTTTTAGTGTTTCTTGCTTACTATTACAAACAATTATACAGTTTAATGTAACATTTTTCTTAGGAAATGTCCATATTTTTTTATTACTGGTGAGAGTATAATCATCTTTATCATGCCAAAAATATTTCCAATCGGTATATTTCTGTTTACTAGAAAACTCTTCAAGTGCTTGTAAGTTTTTAGCATGGTACCAGCAAAATGACATCATTCTAAAATTATTGAAATATCTATCATCAATTTCATATTCAGGATTATCGTGCCCAAGCACCCATGTATTATCAAGATACCAAACATCAACTTCCGCATGGTAGCCGTTGTTTATTGCATCTTTTATGTAATCAGGATGATTCTCTTTTGAAGGGTTTGGGCCGCTTGTATTACCTCTGTGAGCTATCAATATCACTAAAAGCCTCCATAGTAGCCGTATCCTTGCATATGACCCCACAAGTGTTTCTGAGAAAACGGTTCTATAATGTTTAACTCTTGATCATTCCAGTTATTTTCAAGTGTCATCCAACCAATTTCATGAGGTGATAAAAAGTTATATTTATTTTTTAGTTGTTCATGTAAGTCAAAATGATTCTCACACAGACTTCTTGCATTATCAAATAGGTTGTACAGTCCACTTTTTTTATAGTTCCAGCTATTTTTTGTCCATAAGTCGTGAACCATGGTTGTTGTTCCAATCATTAATAAATCACCAATCATTCCACGGTCAAAAGATGTTTGTTCAGTAAGTGTAACTTTCGATGTTTTTAGGGCTAATAAGAGTTTATCCTCTTTTGTGATCAGGTCTGACCCTCTTAGCTTTATACAATTACTAATGCCTTGGTTCAATAATAGTTCATATCCTTTAATGCAAAATTTTGGATGGCCAACACCTATCTCGTTTGTGTCAATTTGGGATTCCCAATACATGTCGTCAATTTGTTCTGTAATAAAATCAGGAGGATTTATACCGTGGCCGCTGACAACAATATAAAAGTCAGAATCAAAACTTTTAAAGTGCTCAATGGAGTACTTTAACATATTAAATTTGTAAAGTTCATTTTCTCTAACATGTAAATGACTAAACAATAAACCAATTTTATCTTTCATATTAATAACCTAAAATCTCATAATCTTTTTTAAAAAAGTTTCGTATAGTTGTTTCAGTTTCAGCAGATAGAGATAAATCTAGCCATGCTTTTTGGCCTTGGCGATGCATACCTAAATTTGTAAATGGATTTGTTGAAAACCCCAACATTTCACCAACTCTTAATAAATCATTATTTAGACTTTCATATCGACACACATCTACTAAAATATTATCTTTACTGTCGCATATCATTTCGTGTTGAGGTCTAAAGTGAGGGTCACGGGCCCACTCAGAGTTTGGAAAGTTAACACAAAAATTCTCGAAATTTTCATATTCAGAAACTGGAGGAGATGAAATCTTATAATCAATTCGATCACCGCTTCTTAAAAAATCTACATAGCCCGATCTAAGTCTGTCCAGTGGTTCTCGGACAGCCGCAAATTTATAATACGATTTGTATTCTTCTTTTATTGATATAAATTCATTTACTGTCATATGATGTATGGGCGGTGGAGGATCCGCTCGTCTGATATCTCCCATTTGCCAATTAGATGCATCTTTCAATGCAATGTGTATGGCAGAACCAGCAGTTTTGGCAATATGTATAAATGCTATTTTTAAATCTTCATTAACATACATGTTATGTAACCATATCCGACATTTCTTTTACAAAGAATCTTTGATTGTTAAATGGGCTATCATTTTTAATCCATGTTATATTAGCATGGCCATGACGAACTCTATAATCACTAAAGTTATTAATATCAAAAACTAAAAAGTTGTTTTTAAAAGTATTGAGATCATGCCAAAAAGCTTGATTAGAATTTTTTGCTGCTAAGAATGCATGGGCTAAGACTGTTTCAGCGGCATATGGGCCTTGTTCAGCCCAGTTTTCAAAAGGTGTTTCTTTAATTTGTATTTTGTAAAGTTTGTCAATCGCACTTTTGAGAATATGAGTTTTACTAGCATAAATGTGATCCCCTATATGATATTTAACATCAGACCATTTACGAGCAAATATGTTACCAAACACTAATTTTTCACTGTTTTGTAAAGAAAGGTTTGCAAGATAGTCAAGAGAATCAAAAAACTCGTCAGTTCTAACTCTAATAACATATTCTGTATCTACAAATTTTAAACCGTTTTGCAAACCAGTAATTGCATAATGAAAAGTTGTATTTCTTAACACACAAGCTAAGCCCGGTGGACCTATAACTGTAGGGGCTTTTTCATTTACAAATTTAATATTATTGTTTAACTTGCAAAGATGTTGAACATGATCATGTAGTTCTGTTTCTTCTTGCCATGTTGACACAACAACTTTATAGTCCATAGAATAGCATTCAATTGCTTTAATTGTATTTTGCTCTAACGGTCCTTGAACTAAAACAGTAAAATTCTCTCTCATAATTATCTCGACAGGTTTACATAGTATGGTGTCTTAGTATTTATAATTTTGTCAAATTCTAGCCTAAGAGTGTCTTCATCAGGCCATAGCTTCGCAATATTATAAAATCCACTAAGGTGCTTCTTATCGTCTGTTGCCCAGTGTGACCAGCCAGCAGAAGCATAATCTTTATCTCTACCAGCCCCAGCTAAGATAACAGGAATCTTTTCGTAATCGATATAAGTTCTAATAATTTCAAACGGTCTGTATAACACAAAGGGAGTCATAGAATAGCATACTGGTATCTTACCATCCATGGCTAAGCCACAAGCCATACCAAGCATTAGTTGTTCAGCAGCACCGGGATTAAATACACGATCAGGAAATTCTTCTCGAATTGCATCAAAATGACCATAGCCTAGATCACCAATTACAAAAACAATATCCTCGTTTTTTCTCATTTCTTTGTGAAGTAATTCAACGAATACTTTTCTAACACTCATTTTCTAAGACCTCCAAGGCTTCTTGATATTGCTCATCATTAATCTTAATATAGTGTGCATCAAGGCCCCATAAAAATGAGAAAGGAAATGTTTCTTGTTCAGTGCGATGAAAATGTATTCTTGGTAAAAATGCCTTACATCTTCTTTCTAAATAATCAACATCCATTTCGTCATAACAAGCATATCCGTTAGCATTAACATAAACTTCAATGTTGTCTACATTCTTTTCCTCAATGTATCTAAGAGCTTCCCAAACTGAACCTTCAGTGGACTCGCCATCGCTAATCATAACATGCACTGTTCTATGAGGTTTAGCCAAGGCTCTACCAACACCCATCATAATCCCCATACCAAGGCTACCAGTTGAACAGTAGATGTGGTTTTCCTCATCTCGGTTAGGGTGACCGCCATGCTTTTCTACAAGGGCATCAGCATCGATGTGAGGGTAGTATTTTTCTAGAACAGAATATAGAGCATATGCTGCATGACCATTTGATAAAATGAAAATGTCATCTTCGCTTTTGGTTGCAAAAATAGAATCTATGATATCAATGCAAGAAAAACAACTACCAACATGTTCCTCGTTGTGCTCATATAACAGTTTTAATAATCGCTTATGTAATTGTATATCTTTCATTTTAGCCCATTGTCTTCTTCATTCTTGTCATGTGACGGCCCCCATCAAAAGTGGTTTCCTTCCATATCTTAATCATCTTATCTAAACAATCTTCAGATACATATTTTTCAGGAACAGCAAAAAAGTTGACACAGTTATGCCTAATTGCATATTCAGCAGTATATTCGTCGATGACCAATGCAGAACGAATACCATCTAAATGATTAGCAAGGATATTTACACCTTGTCCTGTTCTACAAAATCCCATAACAAAATCGCAAGTTTTTTCATGCACTGCTCGGACAGCCTGAGTAACATATTCGTTGTAATCGCAATCTTTATCAACATATGTCCCAAAGTCAATGTACTCAACTCCATTCTTAGTAAGTCTTTCTTTTGCTATCTCTTTCATTCTAAAACCAGAATGATCGCAACAAAGGGCAACCGGCTTATTACCAAATCTAGTTGTTACATGATCCACGAAAAACTCAAGCTCTGCGGGAGTTCCTAAGACATGCATCTTTTTAGCTTCGTGAATGCCAACCTGTGCACCATCTCTAATCATTAAGTTATACATTGGACAGATATAAAATTCACCTTTAGTTCTAATATTCTTTTCAATCATCTCTTCAGCATAATCAACAAACATGCGGCCACTCTTATAGCAGTAAACACCAACGGCGGCATTTGTGCTGATAACATCTTTTTCAGCGGTACGAACAGCCATGTTATTTTCATTTAATTCAATGTAACTATGAGCAGGACTGTTAGCCTTGAATGTTACCAGATAACCATCCAATTCTTCAGGGATGTCTGCGGGATTAAATTGATCTTCAAAATATACATCTGGAGTGTAGATTATAAGTGGCATGTCATTATTAATATGTTCTTTAGCTAACAAGCAAGTAGAAACAGAGCCATCTGTCACCCTGTCAATAACAACTATAGTAATGTCATCCCCAAACTTTTCTCTTAAGATATCATCAATTGAAAAGTTGTTGATATGTTCCAATCTCACAGCAAAAATCATATTGCATTCTTCTGTATTAATTGAACTCATAGACCAATCAATGATGTGTTTATCTTTAGACATAATAAGTGGCTTAGGCATTGTATAGCCAGCATCTAAAAATCTTTGGGCTCTTCCAGCAATTGGCAAGAGTAAATTATATTTTTTTGACATTTTATTCCTTTTGGTTATTTTTAATATATTCGGTTGCTTGTGTTTGTGCAAACTTAATTGACTCGCTTACTTCGCTTTGTCTTTTAATCTGGTCAACAATAAAAGCAGTAGCAAGGTTGTCGCCAGCACCTAAAACATTGACCGGCCCTGTTACTTTGTCAGCGACATTGTATTTTTTTGTTGTTTGATGGCTGCCTTCTGATATGTAACTACCATCTGGAGAGTGTAGAATACACCAGCCTCTTGTTTTTTTAGCAATAAAGCGAGATGCATCATAAGGATTATTTTCTTGTGCTAAACAACAACCCTCTTCAAACGAAGCAAATACATAATCAATATATGGCAACATGGAAATCATCGTCTCTCTTGTTTCTAAATCTTGATTAGAGGAACACAAGTCTACAGATATTATACTTTCTTCTGATAATTTTTTTAAACTGTTTAAATCTAAATTAGGTAGCTTGTCAAGATAAAGTATATGAGACCACTTAGAGTTAAAGTTTTTTAAGTTTCTTAGTGTTTGACAGGCACCCCAATTTACAATGCTGCTTCTGGACTTATTAGTCAGGTCTGAAATAATCACTGCCTCAGATGTGTTTTGATAGCTTTTTTCTAAATTTAAATTTAAGTTAATTGAGTTAAGTTTTTTAAAATTTAAAAACCATTTCTCTATATACCGTCCGGCAGTGTCATCGCCAATTATTGAACTGATATTAACACTCAAAGCAGAATCAAGCCTGCTAATTGCACTCACCACATTTGCAGAAGCACCCGGAGACATGTGCCGTGCTGTACAAATATTTGATTCTTCATGAGCATATTGTTCTACACAGAATGTATTATCTAATATTAGATTACCGTAGACTGTTAAATCAAAGCTCACTAAAACCTCTCGTTTTTATCTAACTCTTCAATTTGTTTCATTGTGGCATCTGGTATCAAGCCTCTCTTCAGCATGGTATTAACCATGCCAGCAACTACATTGCAGCCACCATTTTGTGGCAATGTGTTTGAGGGTCCGCATAACTCAACGATATCTGCACAGGCATCTGCCGGGCAAAATGCATGACCAACAGCTTCCATCACACTTTTATCAAATAAGTCATCGCCGATGTATGCCATATCTTCCGCATCAACATCATAATTGTCAATAAAGTGAGGAATAAAAGAAGCCTTATCTTTACCTCTAGCAGAATAAAAATCTATATTTCTATTATGAGCCATAGCTTTGTTGACAAAATCATCTCCTGACAGAATACAAACTTTCACTCCTGCTCCGCGAAGTCTTTTAATAGCAGTGAAATCTTTGTCACAATAAGTCTTTGCAACGGGCATGCCAGTGTGATCATAGTATTTGCGACCATCTGTCATTACACCATCAACATCTAATATCACTAATTTAATCATTATCTATCTCCAAGATTAACTTTATATTCTCTAGCCAAGTTTGATATCTCAACATAATACTCAGCTAAATTCCATCTTCCCTTTACTATGGCCGTGGCAACATATGGATAAATTGATGAATTATAATGATCACTGCCTCTTTTCAAATCAACTTCAGAATTGAAATAATAAGCTCCATGTATCGAATTTTCAACACAAGTAGTTTGGCTTTTGGGTTCAAATTCTCTAATATGATTTGTTTTTGTGTTATTGTAAACAATTTTTAATTTATTAGTTTTCCATATGGTCGGCTGCACGGCAAATATGCATTTAGAATTGTGTGGTATGTCATATAAGTTTTTGTATTCTTTATATGGTATATCTCTAACTTCTCCACCCTTAATCAGCTTTATATAATCTAACTCTGGTTCATTTTTTAATATTCCGTGACATCGTTGCAATTCTTCAATATCTGGTTTAGTTATTAAGGGCATATCTTCATGGTGAAGGATACAATACTGCTCTTTTACACTTTCTAAACATGTACTAAATCTAACATCATACGACATAGAATCATCATATAAAACTATGTTCCAATTATTGTCAATAAGACCCTTATCATCATCAACAAATACATATTTTTTTACATCATTAGAAAAATACTTATCAATTTGTCCCATAAACATACCCCATACATCAGAGTAACTGCTGTGACTGTACATAATAATGGCGGTTTCTTTATTCATAGATTAATTCATAATCCTTGGCTTATCAGTATCAGTTGTAATATCAACAAATTTAGACTTTTGATGTAAACCAGTTTTCATAAAATGCCATTTGTATAATTTATGATTGTCAATACAACTTGACTTCTCCCAAAATATTAATTTTTTGGCTTTATATTTTTTAGGTTTCATGTACTCATTGGAAAATTCATGTTCAGCATTGCTTTCAGGCCACCCTTCAGTGACCGATTTTACATAATCACTATTTGATTGATAATACTCAAAGACATCATAATATAAATTTGCAACAGTGTCAATGTTTTCAGAACATGAATAGAACCAGTGGTCTGCATATCCATGATTTAATTGATCCCAATATGCAGAATAAACAAAATCCATATCTAATTTCGGATCAAAATTCATTCGTGAAACATAATGTGTTTGTATATGTTTTAATCCTCTTCTTGATATATCAAATCTTGCTAATATTACACAATCATATTTGAATTTTTTTTCTTCTTCATAATCACTTTTGATTTTCACGGCCATCATTCTTGAATATAAAAAACTCAATGTTCTAAATACAGTATTACCATATGAGCTTTTATATTCATCATTGTTAATATCAATTTTTTTTAATTCTTGTTTAAAATCTAATTGCTTTTCAAAATTATACTTTTTTGGATTATATAACGATAACACTTTTTTTTCGTTTTCAAGATCCCAACTGTGTATAAAAACATCTACATCATTGCCATCAAGTACTTTTCTTTTTAAGTATTTGTGAGCCTCAACAGATTCTTCATACCCCTCTGCATTAGCAAAGTAGCCATGTAAGCACAGTGCAATCTTCATTCTACAACCTCTACATCCTTAAACAAGTCAAATTCTCTCAAATCTCTGTAGAACGGTTCTTCAGGCAAATCTTCCATATGATCTGGGTAGTTTTGCATTAACATCAAGCCGCGGGCTGCTTGCTCAGGAGTCATGTATGCATTCCATCCGTTAATCTGTATGTTATCTTCATGATACATAACTTCACCGCGGCCTTCATAACGACCTTTTCTAAACCATGCTGCAGCATCAGCATCGTCGGTAAGAATCATACCGCCCTTTCCAATCTTCAAATGCTTTTTGATATGGAACGATAAACACATAAAAGAGTCAGGAATATACATATCACTTGTAAATCTTTTAGCTGCATCATAAATTGGATATGGCTCAAGTTGATATATACCTTTCCACCTGTAGTCTTTAAACTTTACAGTTCCGCCCGCATGCATGATAGATTGCGGGACCGACAGGTATGTTTTAGCCGGGATTACAACTTCCTTCACCCTCAAGTACTCACAACATAAAAGAAGAGCATCAGTGCAATTGTCAGTCGATACTGCATACTTAGAGCCACAATAGTCAGCTACGGTCTCTTCAAACATTTTTACAATTTTATATGGGTTATGTCTCATTATCTCTTTCCAAAATATAGTATTTCTTTTTAAAGCCACATCTTTCAAATAGTTTTACACTAGCTTCATTATCTAATTTAACTCTTGCTATCGCTGTTGGTATTAGTTTCATAATTTCATTAATCATAAATGTTCCAACACCTTTGCCTTGATAGTCTGGGTGAGTTGCTACCCTAATATCATCGTCTATTACTCCAACATAACCTGCAGGTGTTTTGTCATCCAAACATATCCAATAGTTAGAATTATATTTTAGCATATAAGTAGCTTGCTCAATGGGAGTAATTTCAGTTTGTGAAATAAATCCTTCTCGAACACCTTCCATGGTCCTTAGCTCACGAATAAATTCCCAGTAAGAAGGGTTGTTATTTACTAATCTGTACTCTGCCATACATCTATCTGTGTGCCAAATGGGCTATCAGAATTAAGCCAATAGCTGGTTAGATAACCTCTGGTATATTTCCACCCTTCTAGATCTAGCAATGGATTTAAACAGCTTCCAATATCAAGAAATGTATTATTTGGATTATCCTTAAAACACTCGTAAGTCACGACATTGCTTAAACTAGCAGCAGAACATAGAACAATATAATCTTTCAGGTTGTTATCGTCAATATATTTTTTTATTTCTTCAGCTAAATTATAATCATTTATCATACAATTTGAACCAACAATGAAATGCTTTTCTACATCAAACGGTAGTTTTGATATATTTGCATTCTCATTTGCAACATAAATTACATTTCTGTCAACCAACATGGGTACCATTTCTTCAATGAATCTTTTATAATTTGCATTTATTAAAAGATTAGAAAATGTTAAATTCTCGTGATCGCCACCGTGTTGCTCTATCATCCATTTAAAATTTTCATTTCCAACATGAGGATCGGTTCCTGTGCATATGCCTTTGTAAAAATTATCTTGATTGTGAAGATAGCATTCCATCAGCTTGTCACGAAAAAAGCCATGTTGTTCAGGTAAGAATTCTTTTTGTTCTTCTTTAGTGTAAACATTAGGCCCCTTAACATCACCGGTTACATAATGGTCCTCGGCTAGTATGACTGTTTTATTTTGCAAGATAAAAAGCTCACCATCAGAAAACCTAGTAAAAGCAAAATTTTCTTTATTTTCTAGCTTGTGCAGCAGAGTATTAAAGGCATTGGTAAAGTCTTTCATAATTCCTCTAAAAGAATGTTTGTAATTCTTTCTGCACTGTGACCATCTCCATAAGGACATGTATCATCGGGAATATAATCATCAATCATAGAATAAAAATCGCTCTCTACTTTATCTGGTGATGACATAAATGCAAATGTTCCCATACCTTCAACTCTTTCTGTAGCCTGTCTACACACTATACACTTTTTCTTAAAGAACGAAGATTCTTCTTGCAGTCCACCACTATCTGTAATAACTAAACGAGCTTGTGATAGTAACTTAATAAACTCTGCATATTGCATAGGATCAACAACTTTGACATGCTTTAACAAGTCTTTGTGCTTTTGAACATTTGGATTAGGGTGCAAAGGAATAATAAATTCATACTGTGGATTTTCAAGTGCAAGTCTATCAAATGCAGCAAACCATTCTGGTATAATGTGATGGTTTTCTCTTCGGTGCATTGTAATGACAACTTTGTTTGTGTATTCGGGTTGTATATCTACCAAATTATCCAGTACAGTATTGCCGACTGTAAAAATCTTTCCATCGACTCTTTCTTTATTAAGGTTTTCAGTGCAAAGTTCTGTTGGCGATAGATGGATATCAGCCATGACAGAGACCGCACGACGATTAAACTCTTCAGGGTATGGATGATCTTTGTTGAATGTTCTTAATCCAGCCTCAAGGTGTATAATTTTTATTCTTCTATGAAATGCGGCCAATGCAACAGCAAAAACTGATGTTGTATCACCCTGAACCAACACTGCTTCCACACCTTCAAAAATAGCATCGTTGTTCATCATTGAGGAGACAATTGAATCAAGCCTATTTGACCCATCTTCGATCGTCAGCTTGTGAATGTCGCCCTCTACATCGGATAACAGATCAACATGTTGACCAGTAAAAAGTAACTTGAAAGGTATCCTATCTTTAAATGCCTCGATAAGAGGCTTTATTTTAATAAACTCAGGTCGAGTTCCAAAACTAATCAGTATCATAATGTTATATTATTGACTGTTTTCCAGCCTTTTTGTAGTCCTGTTTGCACACACATATCTCTTTCGGAGAAAAATTGTTGATGCGAAACAGCAGAATTGGTTGATGTTGCTTTATTGTCTATACCTAATTCATTCCCAAGTATAGAACCATGCAAATCAATGTCTTCGGGCGGATGTGGCGGACAATATGTTGGTATACCCCCATGGATTTTTGCCATAAAAGCAAATTGGATATCTTCTCCATTATCCCAAGTGACAGGTTTTTCTTGCCAGAGATATCGTAACCACTCTCGTTTAAAAAACCAAGCATGGCCAACTAAATCAACTTCAGTTGTGGTTGAATTTTGTGTTGGCCAGCCGCACCTGTCGTGTTGCACATATCGTGAACCATTGAGTATGATGCCGGCAGAACCAAGAATACCCTCATGAGTCTTCATTGTTTTTAAGCAATTCTCATGCCACCTTTTGCCGGGCACAGTATCATCATCATAGATTGCAATATACTCGGTGTCTGCTAAAAGTGCTGCTGCAAAGCGGCCATAGAACTTCCAATTATAATCATTATGAAATATTCTATCTACTCCAATAGATTCAAAATCAAAACCATGATTGTCTTCATGATCATTAATCCACAGCCAAATTTGCTTTGGAGGGTTTGTTTGGCTTCTTAATGCATCAACTTGCATTTTAAGATTATATGGCCTTCTATACCCGTTCAAAATAACTGTAATGTCTGATTTTTCTTTGGTATCTGAATCATCAAATATACCGCTAGCAACTTCATTAACAACTCTTTGTCGCTGCTGTCTCACATATTCAATTAGTTCTTTGCCCTTGTACTTTGAAAACCAATCTTCAGAAAAGCATCCATTTAAATTAGTAGATGAGATTTTGCATCCCAACATTCTAGCTTCAATTATAACTCTGTTAAAGGTTTCAAGAACAATTGGCATGTAAACATATCTTTCGTATTCAGATAGTTGTTTTATAAACTCCTCGTAAGAGGGAGAACCAATTAAATTATATTCAATATTATTGGTTTCACAGAACTGAATTGTTCCTGCTGTATTTTTAGTTGGATTTTGACTGTTTACTATAGAACAGCCCGGTTTTTTTACATCGCTGTAGTTTTTTTCAATTATCGATAATTGCTCATCTGACCACAAACTCATGCCAAGATTTATGACATTAGAAATTTTTAAGTTTCTTTGAATAACTTGTTTGTGTATATTAGACTGTGCGAATACACAGGCGGCATTAGCATACAGTATTCTGTTTATAATATCTTGCGGTGGTGCAAGCATATCTTTATATATTGATGGATTTCTATGTTTTAAATACTTGTGGTCGTGTTCGATTATGGAATAACACTTGGGATTATTTACTAACTCTTGCATTGTGCTAACATCAAGAGTAGCAAAATTTGATATTAAAAACTTAAAGCCACTTTTAAGATATAAATTTACATGTTTGCTAGTAAATTCACGAGATAAAAACTTGACTACTTTTATATCTTTTGATAGATTCTCTAATAATATAGAATCGTTTATCTCAGCACCGCCGGCGATGTGCTCAACAAAAAAATCGCTGACATAAACTAACTTACTCATTCAAATTCTACCAATTCTGATTCTGGAGTTTGTACAATTGGCAAATTCATAGCTTCAATAAAAGCTGCATACATCTTATCTTCTGAAAACCTCTCACAAAGTTCTTTTGAATATTCGCATGCACTGTTAGTCCCCTCGGTAACTTCATCATAGCACAGCCTCATGTTATACTTTGCAGAGTTTTCTCTTGGAACTGCCCACATTGAACCCTTAACAATTACACCATCCCACAATATTTGATCAGGAACTGGTTGTAAATCAAAGCCAACATTGTAGAATTTTGTTCTTTTTTCCGAATCACAAAGGAAATCTAACTGACCCGACCAATCTGTAGCAACAACCGGAACACCCATGTAAGCTGATTCAAACATTGGTAAACCAAATCCTTCACCGTGTGTTAAACAAACAGTCGCTTTAATTTTTGGGTTTAAATATAGTTCGTGCATTTCTTGGTCAGTTAAGTCACCGTGAAGCAAATAAAGTTTACATTTTCTATTTTCATTAGTGGCATCATGGGCTCTAATAAGTCTCATTAATGAGCCGTGAACTATTTCTTTATCAACTTGACAATTTTTAGCAACATTTGTTTTTACCACTAACCCAACTTCATCGTCGTGGAACTCTTGTAAAAACCAATTAATGGTATTATCGATGTTTTTTCTTGGGCCCATTTGTGCAACGGTAACAAAATTAAAATCATGCTTTAAGTTAAGCTCAAGAGCTTCTAAATTATCATATGTTTTTACAGGGTAATTGACTGTAGAAATTTGAGTGTTCAATGATAATGTAATGTCTTCGCCTGTTTGCTGATTGTGTGCATCATAAACTGTGTTTCTATATACATTCTTAGAGTGTTCAGAAACAACAATAATACTATCCATTTCGTTACCTTTTTGTAACCATTCGTGTGCTACCCTTGTTGTTTCAATGCCAGCAGTATAACCAACATTGTGATTAGCAATATTTTGCCACTCATTTGGAATAGTGACCTGTAGTGATACATCAAATAAGTTATTATCTGCACTGTTATTTACTTGAAGAAAATCAATTGTTTTTTGGATTGTTTGATCAATCCATTTTCTTTCCTCATTATCTTCACTAAGCCAAGAAGTTTTACCCCATTCTAAAGGATGAATATAAATATCAAATAAATCCGGTCGCGACCTAAGTGCTCTTAAGGCGAATCTTGATTGTTCACCATAGCCTGAACGAGTTAATACCGGTGCTGTTAAAATTACTTTTTGAAGCATTATGCTACCTCCAATAGTGTCCAACGATCATAATTTTTTCTAGTTTCCCAAGAACCATGTTTCTCTACAATTTCATCCATTAAATTAATCCAAGATTGTTCAAATTTTTCAAAACTATAATTATCCTTAACATGTTGTAAGCACATTTTTGAAAGCTTTTGATATTTTGGTTTGCTTAATTTTATTGCTTTCTTAATTGTTGCATTAAAATCTTTTTGTGAGATTCTATCTTCATAGATATATGGTACTTGCAAAGAACCAATGACAGTTTTACTTACAGGCTCAATGCCCCAGCCAAACCAGTTTGTACCATCAGTTACCTGCTCTTGAAGGCCGCCTGTCATGTTTGCAATAATTGGAGTTCCGCATGTTAATGATTCAAGTGTTGATAAACCAAAACCTTCAGCATCGCTAATGCCAATAGTGTAGTCGGCTGCACGATACATATGTGCCAGTTCTTCTGGGCTAACTTTATTCGTTGATAACAACACTTGACCATCGGTTAAACCCAATCTTTCCATAATATGAGGCAGATCTTGGCCATGTGGATCCCTAGCATCTGTATGCATAAGTAGCGAGGCTTTATCGTGCCCGATTTCGTCTAGTAATTCTTTAAACCACCAAATAAGTGTACCACTTAACTTTCTTCTTGCATTTCTACTGTTCCAGAAAAATATCTTCTTTTTTGGATTATTAAATTCAGTTGATGTATTGATTATATTATTTCTTAAAGTTGCAGCTTTATTTTTTTCATCGTTACTTGTAGCAGGGTGAAAAAATTGTGTTGGAACTGCATGTGGGATATAATTTAATGAAGCTTCAGGCACTACTTCTTTAACACAACCATATGTTACTTTTGAAATTGCTACGATTTCGTCTGTAGAACGATACCACTTACCGTTAAACTCAGGTGCTGGAAAGTTATCCCACACATGGTAATATACCATTGGCACGAGTGATCTAATTTCGTTGTCCATTTCCCACAACCACTCGTAAAACCGCGGATCTGTCATGAACCACAAAACATCTGGCCGTTCGTTTTGTAAAACAGAGCGAATAATATCAGGTGTTCCGTATGTATCAACTGGTATAATTTGCCAATCTTCCCCATAAGGTTCAACATTTGTAGGGGTATAATCATTGTGTTTCATTGCTCCACCCAAGCAAACAAACTGATATCTACCAGTTTTTAAAAGTGCTTCGATAAAATACCTTGTTTGTGTACCAACACCCGATGGTGATAGCGGGTGATCAGACAAGGTTAGAATTTTTGTTTTTTTCATTTATTCCTCATGGACAGTGTTCTGTCTTATAAAATTTACATCCGTAACCGGAAGTACACGAAAGACGATTCTTAATATACCTTTCGTTTTCAATATTGTATATTGCAGTATTTAAAAGTTTAAGTGCATTTTCTGTCTTTTTTGGGCCACTTGTGACTCTAAAAAATTCTACATGATTATTTTTGGCTGTTCTTTTAAGAAGTGCAAAGTGTGTTTCTACATTTTTTGGTTCAATTGACATCTTCTGGCAGAAAAAGTGTTTATATAAAGTCAATTGATAGGTAACCATTTTGTCACTCCGTTTTCGTGAGTCCCAACCCCATGAACAAGTCTTCCAGTCAAAAATATGTACTTTACCGTCTGGTGTTGCTACAACTGCATCGATGTAACCTTTAAAACGAAAATTTTGATTTTTCATAGGCTCATATAGTGGCAATTCAACAGCCAGTACTTCATATTCGTCAAAGTAGTCTGACAAAGCATCATCAATTTCAGGGATGATTTTATTACCCTGCTTCATCATCTGATGGACTGTCTTTAAATCTACATCATCATCAAGTTCAGAAATATTCTTTTTTAATTCACGGACAAAAAAATCTTCTTTCACTTCTTCATTAAGTAATTTTTTCTCACACACAGAATGAATGGCAGAACCGAAAGCGGTGTATTCGTTTCCGGTGAATCCATCGATTCCATCAATTCGTGTAAGTTTGTGATAGAAAGGGCAGTGAGCCCAGTCTTTTAATTCAGAATAGGAAATGTGTTTCATATATATTCCAATATTAAGTTATATTATAACCATTTGAAATCAAATGTCAAGTTCTTCTTCACTTAAAACTAAATTTATTTTTTCATAAACTGCAGGACTAATCTTTTTTAAAAATGAATGGTTGGGATTTATAAAGTAATCATCAAATGCGGTTGCAAAATATTCTCTTAAAGAAGTGGCACCATATGATGTAATGAAAATGCCAGCAGCGTAGCCATCGAGTTTACCATAACCAATTTTTTGATATAGCATTTCATCAAATTCTTGGTCGTATTCTGTGTCAAGAAAAACAGATATTGGCATTTTGTAGCCTTCTTTCCATAAAATGTCATGAAGGTATTGTCTTTTTCTAATAAATTCCTGTTTTATTTTATCATCACCGTAAATTTCATAGCCGTAAGTTTTTTCAACTGCATGTGCTGTTTCGTGGATCAAAGTTTCAAATAATTCTATCTCATCATCAAAGAGATTAGATACAAAAATTGTTCCACCATCAAAATATGCCTGTAGACCTCGTTCATCAAATTCAGCAAACCAACCAAACATAATCATTTCTACTTCAGATAGTATATGGATCGGTACTCTCTGCTCTAACATATTTAGGGCCCGACTAACAACGGTTTGATTTACAGGTTCTTTTATATAAATATGAATTCCAGACGGGGTGTAAAAATTTGTCTGCGATTCACGAAGTTTTTGTTGTCGTTGTTGTATGTAAGTCTTCATCTTCTAACTCAGTAAAGCCATTTATTGCATCATTTAGGCCGAGTTGGTACCCTCTAAGAAAATTTTCTTCTGCCATGGCATACATAAAATCTGGAAATTCTGTTGCCAAAATTTCTGCAACCATGTTAACAGTTACATTTTCTTGATCAAATTTGGTGCCAACATAATCGACAAGATAACTTTTTAATTCTGAATCTTTTTCAACTGTCATAGCCAACACGGGATTTAAATGGGCTTGTTCTTCTGTAATCGAAGAAGATTGTTCTTTTTTATTACTCATAGCTATATCTCCTATATCATTAATTATAACACATGAAATACCATTTTACAGTACTTTTGAAGCTAGTGTAGCAACTTCTGATCTTTCACCTTTTCTAAATGTAACATGACCAGCTATTGGGTATTCTTTAAATTTCTCAATAGCATGAGCTAATCCATTGGATGTTTCATTAACATACACATTATCAATCTGTTCAATATCTCCTGTTAGGATAATTTTGGTACCCTCACCGATACGAGTGATAATTGTTTTAACCTCGTGCTTAGTTAAATTCTGTGCCTCGTCAATAACTATAAATGCATTCGCAATAGAACGACCTCTAATATATGTTAGTGCTTCTAACTCAATCTTACCTTTTTCCATATACATTTGAAGAGATGTTTTATCGCCCATTAAAAATTTAAGATTATCTTGAATTGGCATTAGCCATGGGAGCATTTTTTCTTCCATTGTGCCGGGTAAAAATCCAATATCTTTGCCCAATGGCTGCACTGGTCGAGATACTATCATTCGGTCATAATGGTTGTTCTCGCCTCGCAAGCCTATAGTCTGCTGTAATCCTGCAGCAATAGCCATCAAAGTCTTTCCAGAGCCAGCACGGCCAATTAATGACACAATTTTGATGTCTGGATTTAAAAGTAAATCAATAGCAAATGCTTGTTCTTTATTTCTAGCATTGATATTCCAATCGTGAATATCCTTATTAATAACCTGCTGAAGAGGTTCAAAAGAATTTTTGTATCTTGCAAGGGCAGATTTTTTCTCATTTGCATTAGAGACTAACATAACATATTGATTTGGGTGCCATGGTTCTTTAAAATCATCTTCTTCAATAAAAACATCTTCTCCAGCATAATACTGATCAACTATTTGATCATCAACTGAATGTATAACAAATCCATTGTACAATTCTTCAGATGTTCTAACAGCTTTTTCAGAAACAAAATCTTCGGCGAGAATTCCAATAGAGTCACATATAACTCGCATATTAATATCTCGACTTACCAATATGGTTTTCCTATCTGGTAAAGTTGCTTGAATTGTTTTGGCAGTTGCAATTATTGTATGATCTGGTAATCTCATGTCTAAGTCAGGTGGAAAAATTATATTATTCAAATTTGAATAAGATATTACTTTTATAATACCCTTTCCTTTATCGATTCTTATACCATTTTCTAGACTTCCCTTGGCTCTTAGTTCATCAAGTGTACGAATAAATTGTCTAGCATTTGAGCCAACAGAGTCTTGTCTTTTTTTGTGATTATCAACTTCTTCTAAAACCTTAAGAGGAATAAAAATATCATGATTATCAAATTTATAAATAGCATCTGCATCTGTTAGATAAACACTAGTATCTAACACATAATTTTTCTTTTTTGACATACCTGCCTTCTATACAATATATAGTATTATAATTTTAAAGTAAGTTTAAATAATGGTGCTCGCAGAGGGACTTGAACCCACAACCTACGGTTTACAAAACCGTTGCTCTACCAATTGAGCTATGCGAGCATTACTCATTACCAGACAACATATCTTCTACTTCATGTATTTTTTCAATCGATTTAATGGAAGCATTTGGAATCAATAAAACACGATAGCAAAAAAAAGCAGCTACAAACATAACCATAGCTAAAATAGTTAATTCTGCAACTTCTTCCATAAAGTATATATGTCAAATATAAAAAACCGGTTTTCTGTCTAGAACTAGGATAACCGGAAACCTCTGCCTACGTTTGGGTCGGGCAACCCCCTTCTGCTTATAAAGCGAGCAGAACAGCGCATTTATTTAGCAACATTCACAGTTACAGCAATCACATTTTTCCATAACACTACCCTCCTTTTATAAGTAGAACAATTAAGCATCAAATGTCAAAGTACCGTTATCTGTTTCAACAGATACAGTCCATCCAGAAACAAAAGGATTAACCTCTGCAAAATTTGCAAAAGGAATATCTACTTGAGCAGTTAAAGTTGTAAAGCCTCGTTTGTGGTCATACTTTTCTGTAGAATATTCAATTAAATCAACATCATAAAAATTTTCTGATAATGTTTCGGCTAAATAATCTTCAAATGCAAATGAACCTCTTTCATAATCATCAAGAAAATCATTTTCTCTTAAATGCTCAATAATATTTCCGCTCCAGCGATTTCTGGCATCAAGCTCAGTATTTGAAATTAAAGTAGCAAAATCTTCAATTACTGTTGTCTCATTAATTGCATCTTCTACTTCGGTCTCATTGTGAACAAAAACATCGGTGCCTTCTTCACGGATAAGTGTGATTATGGAATCATCTGATAAATTAAGTGATTGTAGTCTTTTTAAAACAGACATGTTTTTCTCCTATGTTTAGTGGCTGCCCCTCGCGGGCTTGAACCGCGGACCCAGCGATTAACAGTCGCTTGCTCTACCAACTGAGCTAAGGGGCATTATAAATTATATAACATACGATAAATTACTTGTCAAACATTAACCCAAACAATAGAATAGCTATTTAAATCTGTATGTACAAAATTATCATTAATTTCTAGTGGAACAAGACAACTATTTTTAACTTTCACTGCTTTTAAGTTTCTTGATGAGCCACCAATAAAATTCATTAGCTCATACTCACAAGAGTCATTTAAAACAGCTTTTACATGTGTCGGATAAAAAAAGTTTCTGTGTCCGATTTCAGATAAATAACAAATCATATTTTTATTTTTCATTTATTTCCCAAAGGTAATTTTCCCATAATTTAGATATTTGATTTTTTCCAACTGAACGGAGAATATTATATTTTGGTTTAGTGGGTTTACAAATCAATTTCATATTTGCCTGTTCAGGTGTTCTGTTCCCTTTCTTTTGATTACACTTTTTGCATGCGGCAACCAAATTATCCCAAGTATTTTTTCCGCCCTTACTTTTTGGTATGATGTGATCAAGTGTAAGTTTATCGTTTGGTAGTTCAATACTACAATATTGGCACTGATTATTATCTCTAAGAATAATCTCTCTACGATGTGCAGAAACTATTTTAAAATGAAATTTAACAAATCTTTTTAGTACAATTACCGCGGGTAACTTGAAATTTTCACTAACAGAACTGATTTCTTTTTTGTAATTTTCAATTGCTTGGGCTTTACCAATTAAACATAACACTAATGCATCTATGGCATCAACTATCTCAATTGGTCTATACGAAATATCAAGCTTCAGAGTTTTTACATTATTATTTATTGAAGAGTGTCCCATATTTTAACTAGTGTATTATATTCTTAGTAAAATTTATTAGCGTCCAGAGGGTTTATTTCCTATATTGTTTTTTAACTCATCATCAGAATTTCTGTGTTTTCTAAACCTGTCAACAAGATCACTTGATGCATCAGCTTTATAATCACCGCCGATCCCCCATAACATTTCTATTCCCATTTCTTCACAAACTTTCTGTTCAGGAGTGTTGTGTTTTCCTCTATCTCCGCCGTTGGCAAAATAGGTAGGCTTCAATCTTCTAATTGCTTCGCACACGGTACCATCCGTGTCATCTACTGAATCAACTAAAATGACACCTTTTAAAGCATTAAGAATTTCTGCTCGTCGGTCCCATTCCATAAAAACAAAACCTTTTTTTCGATGTAACCAATTGTCAGTATTAGCAATAACAATTACATCTCCATATTTTGATGCATCTAAAATCATACGAATGTGACCAACATGAACCGGATCGAAGCCGCCAGAAACCATAACTGTCGGTTTAGTGTTATTGGACATATTTACTCCTTAAATGTTAAGTATTTTTCTTTGACTTTTTTAATTTCACCAGAATCAATTATACAAATTTTATAGTCATAAAGCTGGTATCTATTATTATTTGTGTCATATATTTCAAGTATAACAGATTTTTTAGAAATGTTTTTTAAAATTTCTGATTTTATTGTATCTGAGTGTTTGAAGGGCTCATAATATACAATATCATCAACTTTATATTTTTTCACATTCGTATTGTGAGTAGTCATAATCGTAATGTTTTAGAAGGTATATAGGGACAACCTCATACTTTTTGCTTTTGAACCAATATATTTTAGCTAATCTGTGAGTATATTTTAAATATGGATTACTTTTTGCCTCATAAACCTTTATTACTATTCCTATTCTCGCAGTCATTGGTGAATTAAAATAAGCAACATAGTTTACTTCAGATACTATATTGCCAACTTCTATTTGGTCAATGTCATACACCAAATTAATTATGGTGCTTAATCATTTTCCTTTCTTTTCAAATCAAAATTTCTTTTTTCAAATACGACTTTTTCAATTTCTTCAGTTTCAAAATCATATATTTCTTTAATATCCCAAAGTGATTTTTCAATATTGTCAGATATTAATCTTTTCTCTTTTTTATCAGATTTGATAATCTTGTTTTTTTTAAAAAAACTAAACATAACTCACCTCATTATTAATAAATAGTCATGTTTTTAAATGGTGGAGATGGCGGGAGTCGAACCCGCGTCCAAAACAATTCCAATTGTAGTCATTCACAAGCTTATTCAGTTTCTATATCATAAACTGACAAAGATAGATGGAAATAAGATATCATTGCCCATCAAACTAATGATAAATGTTTTGATTTTTGCAACTTATCTGTTGTGTTGATTAGATTGGATAGAAGGCTCTAATCAGCCTCCCGATTAAGCAGCTAAACGAGCTGTTTCGTCGAAGTGTAAGTTGTTGTTTGCAACTAAATTATTTGAACTGTTAAGGTCGTATCTAACCTGCTTGCACTATTCCTTTTCTTTTGCCCTGTCGAAACCTAATCATCCCCTTGTATTTTTTATAATTACACCCAGTGGTGCATAATTTACACTATCAAGCCAAATTCTTATTTCTTTATTAACTTTCTTTTTTTCACAAAAAGTATAACCAATACTCTTTTTAGCTGCCTTGAGAGCAGCATTTTCAGATGTGTGTTTGCTTATAAGCTCACCTTGAATGTAATTTCCATCATACTTATATACTTTCCACATTATCTTAACCTTTCAATAATAGTTCTAACATATCCCTCACTGAATCCTGTATGACCTTCAGCTATTATACCATCTCTGCCGATATATATGTAAGTTGGGAAGCCTTCAATAACATATCCCTCTATACCTGTACCAGTTGGATCAAATACTAAATCTCTACTAGCATATAATACTGGGGCAGTTGTAATATTATGGCTATCAGCCCAATCAGTTATTTCATCATCTGTAGGTTCTATTCCAAAAGTGTAACCATCAATTAAAAGAGTAGCAAATATAACATCATCTTCATAATCATCTTGTATAGGTTGTACAAACATACCAGAGTTTTGACACGGTGGGCACCAGCTAGCTGAAAAATCTAAAATAACTACTTTGCCCTTATGATCATAAAGTTGCCATGGAATTTTATCTTGATCATAAAGCACCACATTGCATGCATAATCGCCCGGGCCCGTCTGGCTGCAGTCGGGGCCGGATATAACTCCAAATTCTGTAGGAACCGGCAGTGGCTCAGATGTCTGTGTATCTCTATTTTCTGTCGTCTCTAGTTTGCTTGGGCCGCAGGCAATTGCTGTGACGAGTGGTAATAATTTAAACATTTTCTTTGTCCTCAAAATATTCTCTAGTATTAAAATTTTTAAGATGTCGCATATATTCAACATATGTTAGCCCCAAGAATCTGGCAGCATCCTTTTTTGATTTTGCAACTGAAAGAGAAAACTTTAGTATTCCATCTCTAACAATGTAAGGTGTTCTTCGCCAGATGTCAAGGCCATATAATCTATTATTAACATGTTGTGATGATAATTCTAATTTAATAGCTATCAGATCTTCTAATTTTAAACTGTTAATGCAGGTTAATAACTGATCATTAATTTTATTATGATCTTTTAATTTAGTGATAGTTGATATGCCTGATAATGTATTTAATTTCATAAATTATATATGTGATAGTCACAGTGCTAGCAAGTGATTGTCACAAACAAAGTGTAACCTTGATTTTAAAACTTGTCAAGTATTTTTTTAAAAAAAATTATATATCAAGTTCGAGATCATCAGTTTCAGCAGCCTCTCCGGGTTCTTGAGTTTGTACATCTTTATCTTTTTGAGCCATATCGTAGGCTTGATTTGTTGGCTCTGGAACCTCTGGTGATAATTCTTCTTCAAATTTGTTGAAATACATTTTAAGATTAGCGATTAAATAATCATAAAATAGTTCTTGATCTTCAGCATCCGAAAGTAGTTCATATGAATCAATTACATTTGTTTCAATTTTTTTGTAAGACTCATATGCCATGTTTCTTCCAGTTTCGTCGCCTTCAACATCTTTTCCAAATTCCTCTCTAGGGTCTGTATCATCTTCAGCATCTGCAGCTATTTCAGCCGGGCTTCTAATATCAATGAATTTATCATCATCCATTTCTCCGCCAACTTTGATATCCACAACTTCTTCAAGATCACCATCTTCTTCTTCGCCGGCTTCATTGTTCATAATTGCTGGTGTTAATGAGTTCTCAACAGCATTTACAATGTGTGCTCGATATGAATCTCTTTGATTTTTATTAGTTGTCAAAGACTTATAATCTTCTTCTAAGATTGGCACAATTTTCTTAAGCAATTGTTCTAATACATTAATACCAGTAGATTTATTTGGAGTTGGATCTACATCTGGAGTTCCTTCTTTAATCTGGGATTCTTCCAGAGTCATAAAACCACGAATAATTTCTCGTAATTTTTGTTCTTGTTCATTTACAATATTTTGACGTTTCTGCTTGACAGCACGAATCGCAAGTCTTATACTTTCTCTGAGAGTTTTCTCTTCATTTGGGTTCATTGGGTAATGCCTCTTTTCATAATTAGTTCGATAACTTCATCAATCAAACTTAAATCCATATATTCATTTGTTTTCTTTTTCTTTTTGGGTCTTTTAGCCGACCCATATCCCAAAGGGGCTGAGTATCCTGCTACTGCACCTCCTGACATGGATGACATTTCGTCCATATTCGACAGTCCAAGTATATTTAAAACAGATTCCACATTTTGTCCGCCTACAAAATCTTCTAACATTTTACGGGCTATGTCGCTTTTAGTTGCTTCTACTAATACAAACCTAAGATCACTAGCATGGAATTGTCTAGAATCCTTCCCGGCCTTAACACTTGGCATATTATTATACAAGTCAGACCCTTTTTCAGCCTCCATCGATAATAATTTCATATATTCTCCAGAATGTTGTGACGGATCAACTGCTGTTTCCTCTGGATTTAACAAAACAACTCCGTCCTTAACATATTGGCTAGCACTTAACCATCTTTTCCAATCGTCATCTTTAGTACTAGCACCTAGTATAACTTTATCACCAGTATTTAAAGGGCCTTTGTCGCCAACAAAATCATATGCTGCTGTTACAGGTGAGGCATGGTCTTTTGAAGCCTCAATTCTAACATTAGATAAACCGCTAGCTAATGCTTGCCATATTTTGAGGGAATCTGCAGAATTTACTTCTGTTCCATTTGGTAAAGTTCTTGCTTGTTTTGTAGGTTTTGATATTATCACAATAACTTCATCAGCCATATTAGAGTATTTCCGCACCATATCCAAATGTCCAAGATGCGGCGGCTTAAAAGCTCCGGGTACCACGGCTACAGTTTTTGGATAATCTGTATCTACCACTGGATCGTCGTCTTCATTATCGATATCAAATTCGTCCTCTTCTTGCTCATTGATATCGCCAGTAAATTTGCCTCCCTTATCAACAGCGAAGTTGGCTCTACTAAATTCTAGACGATCAACAAACTTAATTCCGTTACCTTTGTGATCGACTGCTACATAACCTTCTGGATTACTAGCAACTAAGTCACCTGAACCATCATCAACAAAGTGTTTAGTGTTATAAACGGCATTATTATATTTTTGAATAAAAATGTTTTTTGCCTCAAATAGCAAACGACTAACCTTAAAAATGTTGACTATATCGTTTTTCTTGTCAGCAAAAGATTGTAACATTTGTTGGGCATTTTGACTCGCCGACTCTTTACCTCTATCACTTTTAAGCTTATCAATTTTATTTTGTACTCTTTGTGAATACCAATTATTGAATCCCTCAAAAGATTTTTCAGGGTCATCGAGAAAACTACCAGCTTTAATTTCGCTATTAATATAAATGTTTAATAAAGAGAATGGTAGATTATCATAATCTATTTGTCCATTAACAGTATCCGCTTGCTTAACTAAGCTAACAATTTGTTCTTCCTCGTCATCTGTTAATGTTACAATACCGGTATCATCTGTGAAGAAGGCATCGTCAAACCACACCCCGGGTGCTCTACGGAGCGACGATACATCTGCTCCAAAACTAGCACCACTGTCTAAGCTTTCATATGTTGTATGAAACACAATACCAAATTTAGCTTGTTCTATTTCTTGACCGAGTTTTGAATCAACAGGAACAGCATACACAATTGTGTTTGGCTTAAATTTATAATGAGGTACACCATCTATTTCAGCTCTTCTGATCATTTCATCGTCAAACATAAAATCACCTTGTAAGATGTTTTTAATGTTTAATGCAGGTAAATACTCCAAAGCTTTGGTTAGCTTATCCACAAGCCCGGGTGCATGACCATGATTTTTTACTATATCGTCTTTCGTATAGTTAATCTTAGGTATTTTATTAAAGATAGACTTAGTACCAACAAAGAACTGACCATTCTCTGGATTAATTCCAGCAAATATAGCCGGTGCACCATCCCATTTGACGGATGTTTGAATCTTAGTGCTGGTATTACCCTTCAAAGACTTTAAAAGCTCTAAAAGGAAGCTTCTGGCCATTTTATAACCATCCGCTCCCTGTGTTAGAACTAATTCTTCAAGATGAGTAAGGTGAGTATTAGCTTTCGCCATATTTTAATCCCCAGTAGACTCTTCTAAAATTGTTAATTTTTCTTCAAGAACACCAATGCGATTATCCAATTTACGGGCAAATCTCCTAACTTCTCTAAGATGTTGTTTAGCTAGCTGCAATCTTCTTTTTTCTGTTACAGTTCTAGGTTTAAGATTGGAAATTATTTCTTGGAGACCTTGAATATATGTATAGATGTTTTTTTCATCAACACTCTCGGTTAAGAAATCTCTCCATGCTTTGTCTAATGACATTGGTTCGTCCTCTTGTGAATATAATAGTAATAATTTTTTGATAAATTTGTTGCGACTTTTTTTAAGCTCAACTTTTGTATTTACCTAACATTTGATTAACCTCGCAGATGTTTGCGAAGAACAGTCGCAATTGCCTCAGTCAATTCATTGGTAACATCAGACTCTTCAACCTTTTCCTCATCATCACCATGATCAGCTTCTTCAACTTTTTCTTCATCATCATCTTTACGACGAGCTTTAGCAGCATCTTTACGATCCTTCATTCTGTCTCTGTGGGCACCATGACCACCAGTTGCTCTGGCTAGTTCTTCTACAGATTCCTCGGCGGATTCTTCAACGGTTTCCTCAGTGCTTTCTTCAACAGCTTCTTCGGTAACTTCTTCTTCACTCTCTGCTTGAATTTCACCTTGTCCATTAAACTCCTCAAATTCTTGTAATGTATTAAATTTAAAACCCCAAGCCTCAGCTAAAAGGCTACGAATTTCTTCATTTTTCCAATCTTTTGTAGACATCTTGTTATCTCCTTTTTGTAGATGTTCGTAATAAATAGTGTTTTCTTTCTTTAACATATCTTCAAAATCCCTTAAGCACATACTTCCATCGCGATTTGCTTCTTGTTCCATTTGTCTTAAGTGTGGATCTTTCTGAGCATAACCGGGGCCCATATCATCAGAATCACTAAATTTTCCATCACAATTTTGTTTATGATGAACTAGCTCATGACCAAGTGACCTGAGAATATCTTTTGGATGGCGGCCAGATATATAAAGTGTCACGGACATGTTGTTAGGGTCATAAAATGCTGTCTTACCAAGCGGGTTTTTGGCATTATCACCATCTCTTCTCAAAAATAATCTAGGTGGATTTTCAAAACCAATCTGTTTTTGAGCAAAAGGCATAAACTGTTTTATCAAACTTTTTAGTGTATCATCCATAATATAACCGGTTTAGATTAATTAGTTGTTAAGATTATGTAATCACTCGTTTTAAATATATTGTAAATAAATCTAACAATTTATTATCTTTTTCATTTAAAGGTTTTATGGTAGAAATTGATATTAATCGATCAGCTACAACTTTATTCTCCATTGAGACAAGTATACCGTAACTGGAAACCCATTCTTCTAAATCGATGTCCCACTTAGACCATTCAACAATGTCACCAATCTCAAAATCTTGTGCTATTCCAGAACCAAAAGGCCCTTTTTCATCCATCGTAATAAACCATCCAAGAACAAATACCTTTCTCTAAATATGACTGGCATTTACTTAATGCTTTATTATAATCCTTGATTGGTGAGCTTATTTTAATTGAATCGTCTTCAATCCATTTTACAAGCACTAAATTAGTGGATTTAGAGCCTTCGCCATCAAAACGATAGTACTTTTTTTTGTTTTTTGTGCTGCCCACACTTTAAATAGATAATAATCTATATTAGTGTCTGCGAATCTCCAAATTTTGAACAATATAATAGTGACAATATTGTGACAGCGGTAAATTCAAACCCTATGAGAGATAATGATAACCATGAACCACCTAAAAATAAAATTGTTTTCCAAAATTTGTTAAATGTAAATAACATTAATTAAAATCCATTTTGTATACTTTATCGGTATCAATTTCTACTATTTTACCACATGTTGTGTATATTAATAGTTTTTTTCCTTCGTTTAATTCACCTAAGACATAAATATTTTGATTTTTGTAAATTTTTACAAATGATCGGGTCGATGGTTGGAAACAAAACATATGCCCAGTGCCTTCAATACCATACTCTGGAACTAAATCGATATCTTCGTCAACCTCTCCAGACAGTTGTTTTATAATTTGTCTAATTAATTTTTTTTGACGATCTAAATCTGACATATTAAAACATTTTTGACCATGCCATAGCCAAGCCCATCATGGTTTGTACAGCCATAAAAATAGCAATTGATTTTGTTTTGAAAGTTTTAAGCTCTTCAATTTCTTTTAATGCAGTTTTTAATTGCGGAGGTGAAGCTATATCATCCATTTTATCTTTCCACATTTTTAAATCTTGCACACGATCTTCTTTAGCTTTGAGTTCAGTCAACTGCTCTTTTACATCTTGTAATTCACCGCGGAGGGCTTCGATACCGTTGGCCATAGTTTCAAGCTGTTGTAAAACTAATTTAGAATATGTGTCCCATCCATTTTGACTCATTCGTATTTCTCCGCTAAACCCTCACTTAAAAGTAAGTTATTAATATGTACTTCTCCATACTCACCTATAAGTAGTTCTCCCAGACATCTTCCGTATTTACCGACACCTTTAGAAATTAATATAAACTTGTTGTCTACACCCTCTAGAAGCTCTTCTAATCTCTTTTTGCTGGCTAGACCCTGCTCCTTCTCCCAAATGTCTCTAGTGCGGACTTCTGGAGTGTTAATGCCGTATAATCTTATTCTTTTCTTAATCCAGACATCAAAGCCCAAATCAATAAGTGCATCAACAGTATCGCCATCAATAACTCGAATCAATTTACAAGAGTATTCGTACATACAATTAATTATCGTATGTTGTTGTTTCGGGCCTATTTTTAATCATGCTAGATGCAGCTAAAGCATCTTTTGTATCAACCTTTTTAAAAACAATTGAATTTGTTTCCGGCTCGAAATACATACCAATAATATCATTTTTAGTGACAGCTTCAATTTCCTCTTGAGTAAGTCTTAAGAATCCATCATTTTTCTTAACTATTGCAGCAAGTATAGAAAATAAATACTCTGGATCTTTCATATATTTACTCATCTTTTTTAGCCTTGTTCATTGATTGTGTTTTTCTTTTTGATGCTTCTTTTCTTTTTTTTGCATAATCAAAAGATTTTTTAAGTCTTGCTTTAACTTTTGGGTCTTTAGCATTTTGATAAGCTGCTCTTGCTCTTTGATGTATTAAGTTAATAATTTGAGACTGTCTTTTATGTGATTTTGATTTGAAAGATGATTTAGAAAGAGTATCCTTAATATCTTGCACTGTTGAAAATTTTACAGATACTGTATCACTGGGATTTTCATCTGTGTATAATCTTCTTCCTGAGCCTTTGGGTTTCTTACCTGTGCCTTTTTTTGGATCTGCTTCGTACAAATCAACACTTTCGTTTTTACGTTTTTTTCGTTTCTTACCTTTTTTCTTTTTAACACAGTTTGGGTACATCTTTCCAAACATCTTTTTCATGCCTTTCTTTTCATAACCCTTCCAGCATTTTTCTACAAGAACAAGAGTGTCATTTAATTCTTCAGCAATAATCTTTTTGAGTTCTTCTTCTGTTATGTTATTCGTCATCGTCTGGTTTTTTACCTGTTTGTGTTTCTATAGACTGTTCATTAGTATCAATTGGGCCTCCTCCAGCCCAAGTATTGCATGCTCTGGCACTGTGACATTTAAATTTCCACATGTGGCAGTAACCAAAACCAAGTGTAGCACCTTCTTCTGGAAATCCCGGGAAATCTTCAATCATTTTATCTTTTAATTGTTCGTCAACTCTAGACATTGGATCAACTTGATCAGTTGAAATTGGCAGACATTCTAACATCC